GGACGAGGTTGTGGAAATGACCATCAACTGCATCTTCACCAAGAAACCTGAGTTCAGTGAAACTCTGACTATCACTGGCGTTTAACCGTAAAAAAAAACGAATCAATCAAACCGGGCAGAACTGAACATCGGATTTGGTTCTGCCCCTATTTATAAAGGAGAGTATTTATTATGGCTACTAAGGTTATCAACTTTCATTCCCCCGATGGCAAGAACACTTACGAGCTGACCTTCACCCGTGACAGCGTGGAAGCTACCGAACGTGCAGGCTTTCAGATTGGTCAGTACACCCAGATGACCAACCTGCTGTCTAACTCCCGTGCTCTGTTCTACGGCGCTTTCATTGCACGGAACAAGGGCATCAAGCGCAAGGTCGTAGACGAGATGTTCCAGCACATCGAGGATAAGGAAGACCTGATGGGCGTTCTGCTTGAAATGTTTATGGACGCTTCCAAGTCCCTGCTGGCAACTGACACTGAGGACAAGACCGCAAAAAACGCAACGTGGGAGATTGTGTAACCGCACAATCTCAGGAATCAGACGGAGAGGGAGAACCGTTCTCCTTCTCCAAACTGTTCCACGATGTAGAAGCCTATTACATCTCCATCGGCATGACCTACGATCAGTTCTGGCACGGCGATGTCTGGCTGGCGAAGGTTTACCGAGACGCAGAGGAACTACGGGAACGCAGAGCCAACGCTGAAGCGTGGAGAAATGGCTTTTACATGGCATCTGCGCTTTCCTCTACGGTTGGCAATATGTTCCGAAAGAAAGGGTCTAAACCCATCAAGTACATGGATAGACCGATTCCCCTTACTCAAAAGGAGAAAGACGAGTATGAATACCAACGCGCAGTTGAGGCGCAGGAGCGAATCAAGAGAATGATGTTCTCTATGATGGAAAGTGATGGTGGTAGTGATGGCTGATGTTGATATTACGAGCTTATCCGTAGAGATTTCTGCGGAATCGCAGGGCGCAGAGCTTAATATCGACAAGCTCGCTACCGCCATTTCTAATTTGCGGACAAAAGGCAACGTTGGCAAAGTATGTTCTAGCCTTGATACTTTAACGAAATCTATATCTGCGTTGAGGTCTGCTTCGTCTGGTATGGATGGACTTAGTAGAATCAACGATTTTATGGACGGGATTTCCAAAGTAAACCTGTCTGAAAGCGCAAAAGGTATCCGTTCAGTTGCCAGTGCGTTAACTAGGATTTCTTCGGTCGATTTGAAAGGCCTTGACCTTTCTGGGCTGAAAGGCAAAATGAATAGTCTGCAAAACGGCTTATCACCGCTTTCCAAAGTTGATGCGTCTGGCCTTAGAAGTGTAAGCAGCGCGCTTAATTCCATTGCAAAAATTCCAGATTTTAGTAGCAAACTTGATTCAAAGACACTGGATGATTTTGCCACTTCTTGCAAGAAAATCGCAGATGCCCTTGACCCGCTTGCTTCTAAAATCGAAACAGTTGGAAATTCGTTTGCAAAGTTACCTTCCAACATTCAAAAGGTCATTGCGGCAACGGACGGTGCTACAAAAGCAAGCAATAAATCGGCGAAGGGTTATTTAAGCCTTTCCAGCCAGCTGAATGGTTTCATGCAATCGGCGGCAAAGCTGGTTTCGTTGAAAGCTATCGCTGAGTATCTTGGCAACGCTGTTGCGAAGTTTAACGACTTCTATGAAGCAACAGATCTCTTCCATAATGCTATGGGCAATTTGAGCGGTGAAGCTGATACGCTCATTAGCAAGATGCAGGGATTGCTTGGTGTTGACCCGACCAAAGCAATGACTTACATGGCTACCATTCAGAGTTTGGGCACTTCGTTTGGTCTGACCAGTGACAAAGCGTACATTCTGTCCAAGAACCTGACTCAGCTTTCCTATGACGAAGGCTCTTATTGGAACAAGGATGTTGCTGAAACCTTTACCGCAATGTCCTCCGCTATTTCTGGCGAGATTGAGCCTATTCGCCGTCTTGGCGTTGACCTGTCTCAGGCGCGGTTACAGCAGGAACTTCTTGCCCTGGGCTTTAACAAGCAAGTCTCTAGCCTGTCTCAGGCAGATAAAGCGGTTCTGCGTTACATTGCAATTATGAAGCAGACCTCCAATGTGCAGGGTAATCTTGCGCAGACAATTCAAAGCCCCGCCAACCAGATCAAGATTCTGAAAGCGCAGCTGGATATGCTGGCAAAGTCTGTTGGCTCTCTGCTCTACCCTGCCATGAAATCCATTCTTCCTCCGCTGATTGCTGCTGTCCAACTTATTCGAGAATTTGTCCAGTGGGTGGCAAAGCTGATGGGTGTAAAGGTCGTGTTTACTGATTTCACCAAGAGCGCTGATAGCGTTGGCGGCATCGGTGATGCAATGGACGACACGGCTGATTCGACCAAGAAAGCTGCCAAAGCCCTCAAGGACTACACGATGGGTTTTGATGAGCTGAACATCATTGACCCAACACAGGGAAGTTCTGGTTCTGGCAGCGGTGCATCTGCTGGCAACATCTTGGGCGATGTAGACCTGTCCGGCTACGATATGTTCAAGCAGTACAATGAAGGGTTTGCAAAGCAGATTGATGCTATCAAGCAGAAAATCAAGGATTTGATTCCTACAATCGGTGCTGTTGGAGCAGCTTTTGCGGCGTGGCAAATTTCCAAAGCTCTTTTAGATGCGCTGGATAAAATTAAGAATTTCACCATCAACGCAAAGGTTGACATTAGTTGGCCCGTCCTTGGTGTGCTCGCGTTTATGTCTGACATGAACGAATTTAAGAAGTACCTTGAGGACTTTCTTAAAAACGGTCCAACGTTCAAAAATGTTGCCGGAATGATTTCTGAATTTGCTGGCATGATGGGTGATGCACTTATTTTGCTTGGCAACCTCAAGTTTGGCGGCGCATTAAAAGTTGTTCAGGGCATTGGCGAAATCATTATTGCCATTAAAGACATCGCTGATAACGGCTTGAACTGGAACAACGTCACTACCGCCATTCGCGGATTAACTAATGTGGCTATCGGCATCGGTGCTCTTACAGGGCATTTGAAAGTTGCCGGTTGGGCGCTTGCTATTCAAGGCTTTACCTCTATCATTCAAGAAATTGCAGACAACTGGGAAACAATTAAGAATGGTGATTGGAGCGGAGTGGACAAAGCCACTCTCGTCATTGGAGCACTTGAAGTTTTTGGCGGCATTGCTACTGCGCTTGGTGCTTTTTCAAAACTGAAATCTGTTAAGGAAGCCACGGAATCCGTACAGTCTGTAAAGACAGTTTCTGATGCAACGCAAGGTGTAAGCAACGCAACGTCTAGTTTGTCTCCAAACCTTACTAGTCTTGCCAAAAACCTTGCTGTTGGCGTTGCCATCGTTGCCGAAGTTTCCGCGGCGGCTATTCTGTTTGCCGGTGCAATCGTTGCGCTCGGCAGCGAACTAAAAGCTGCTGGTGATGCTTGGCAGCCCGTTATTAGTAACGCCAAAGAAGTTGCTGAAGCAGTGGGGCTTGGTTCCGCAACTCTTGTGACCGTTGGCGCTGCTACGGCTGGTATTGGCTCTGTCGGCGGCGTTCCTCTTGCAACGAATATCGCCATTGGCACTGCAATCCTTGCAGAAGTCGGTGCTGCCGCCGTCCTATTTGAAGCAGAAGTTTGGGCGATTGGAACCGGCCTGGACAAAATTCAGCAAGCATGGGCTCCTGTGACCGAAAACGCTCCCGCTGTTAAAACTGCTTTGATCGCTGGCACAGCTTTACTTGTGGCGGTTGGTGCGGCCACTGCGGCCATTGGAATTGCAACAACCGCTACCGGAGGAACGATTCCAATTGCCATTGGAATCGGAACAGCTGTTCTTGTTGAATGCGCTGTTGCTTTTGTAGCATTAACGGACAGCATTTCTAGTGTTGCGGACGAATTAACGGGAAAACTTTATCCATCTCTGAAAAATTTGAATTCGAAGCTTCCGTCCATCAAAACCGGAATGAGTAGTTTGACTGGCTATTTGAAGGACTTTGCTGGTGAACTTTCCTCTTATACTTCAAGTATGGGTAGTGTTACTTGGTCTAGCATTGTAAATGGATTCCAAAAACTGTTTGTCGGTAATCCCATTGCAAGTCTGGCAGACGATGTTGGCAAAATCTACGATGATACTACAACGCTTAACCAAAAGTTGTCTGTGGCGAACCCTGAACTTTCCAAGGCGGTTCGGCTGCTTACGAGCTATTCCGATTTGATGTCGCAGTTGAAGCTCTTGACTGATGGAGCAAGCAACACCGAACTTGCATCTGACATCTTCATCAACCTTAAAGACTGCGGTGAAAAACTAGTTACTGGTTTCGTCTCCGGCATTGACGGAAAGCTGAATAGTCTTAATACGGAAGTTGGAAAAATCAAAACTACGCTTGAGAAAATCAATGATGAAGCAATCGTTTTTGAGACTGCCGGTGGGAACATCATCAAAGGTCTTATCAAAGGCATCAATGGCGAAAAAGAAAACGCCTACACCGCAATCGTCGAGGTCGGCAATAAGCTTGCCGAAAAATTCGAAACAGCGATGGATATCAATTCTCCGTCTAAACTCTTTGAACAGTTCGGTATCTACATCGACCAAGGCCTTGCAAACGGTATCACTGCAGCACTTCCTTACGTTGAACAAGCTATGACCAATTTTGCAAACGCTGTTCAGCAAAAGGGCAACGAGCTGATTGATTATGGCGCTGACGTAGCAAACGGATGGGTCGATAATTTTGCAAGTTCTCTTGATTCCAAGTGGAACAAAATCGACAGCGGGCTGAAAAATGATTTCATCGGAACCATCAAAGGCATGATGAACGCCGTGAAAAACGGCGACATTCAAACCGTTGCACAAAACACTGCGGCCATTATTTGGCAGGCCATGGGCGATGAAAACCGCAAACAGGTCAAGTCTTATGCATCCGGCCTTGTTTCAAAACTGACTAGCGCGTTAAAGAATGTCAGTATTCAGGCATTCTCCTCCGCAAAGGTGATCGGAAAGAATATTCTTTCTGGAATCACGTCTAAGTTCGGAGAAATTTCTGCACAAGTCGTTGGGCTTGGTAGTAAAATCGCAACATCCTTTTCTTCCCTGATTGGCCCCATTTCCGCATCCGGCAAAGCAATCAGCATTGGTCTCTCCTCCGGCGTATTAAGTCAGTTTCCGTCTATCATTGCAGGAATTGCCGGACTTATCAGCCAAATCGGAGTTGCATTCGTGGGCATGTTACAAACGATTGGCGGAGTTCTTTCTTCTCTCGGAATCCCAACCGGCCTCATTATGATTGCTGGCGGCGTTGCGATTGCTGCTGCCATCGCTGGAATTGTTGGAACACTTAGCAATAAGTATGGTGCAAGTTCTGGTTCTTCGGTGAGTAGCGATTACTCGAAATATCCCGGAACCAGTGATTATGATTCTTCTACCGGTTCCACAACATCCACCGGAAGCTACTATCCGAGTTCTTCCACAAGTGGCGTAAGCGCATCTGACCTGAGGAGCGCAGTGCATGATGGCTGCTACAATGCATTCCTTGATATTTTCCAACGCTATGGTGATGAAATCACGGGCGGTAAGGAAATCAAGCTGTTCATTGACGGCAAGCAGATTACCGCTTCTGTTGAAAAGCAGCAGTCTGATCGCGGTGTTCAAATCATGGGCACTGAAGTTTACAGTTATTAAGGAGGTGACGGCGATTTATGCAGGCTCTTGTATCAGTGAACGGCGTGGATTTGCCGGAACCTTCCGCTTATAACGCAACAACCTCTACTATTGTCGATTCTGGACGTAATGTGCAAGGCAAGGTAGTCGGTTCTGTAGTTCGGCACGATGTCGCAAAAGTATCTCTCAAATGGAACTTCTTAACTGCAAAGCAGTGGGCAGCAGCTATCAGTCCGTTTACTACGAACTTTTATTGCACGGTACGATTTTATAACCAAGCAACGGCTTCTTATTCCACGCGTCAGATGTACGTTTCTGATCGCACTGCTGGTATGTGGAGGAGATGCCCCAGTAACGGCAATGTGATGGGCTGGGCGGATTGTTCTCTTTCACTTGTTGAAGTGTAAGGTGGTGATGCAACATGGCGGTTCAGCCGTCTGAAAAATGGCTCAAGCAGTATAATTCTACGCTTGTCCCGGAGATGTTTGTTCAGATTACTTATCACGCTTCGGACGATAAGGCTCAATCAGACGCAATCGCAAGTTCCGGTTCTCAGGTTGTGTTCAGTGATGTGAGCGACATTACAAACCTTGATAATTTGCCATCTGCAAAATACGCAACCGGAGAACCTAATCTTTGGATTTTGGATGGGTCATGCGATATTCTTCCTTCTTCTGAACCGTATAAAAATGCTGGTTACGTGAGCCTTGAAAACGTTTCGGACGAAAACCATCCCATTGTTACGTTTTCGTTTAGCAAAACCCATGAAGAAAAAATCCCAGGCATTACAATTGTGTGGTCTGAGCTTTTTAATGAATACGCGACATCATTCAAAGTATCTGCCTACAATGGTTCGTCCTTGTTACAAGAAAATCAGATTGATGATAACACATCCGTTGAAAGCTCCGTTGACTTTGAAATCACTGGTTACAACTCCATTGTGATTGAGATTTTGAGCTGGTGCATCCCCAATCGCAGAGCAAGAATCGAACAGGTAGAGTTTGGTCAACGTGTCAGGTTCAACAAAGAAGACCTTTTGTCATATTCTCATGAATCGAAGCGTGACCCGATTTCCGGTCAGCTTTCAAAAGATTCAATATCTTTTTCCGTTAACAATAGTGATCAAAAATGGAACCCTATCAATCCCGGTGGCCTTTACCAATATCTTTACGAACGGCAGGCTGTCTTTGTAAAGTACGGCATGGACTTAAATGGAGAGACTGAATGGATTAACGGCGGCAAGTTTTACCTTTCTAATTGGAACACGCCATCTAATGGCATTACTGCTTCGTTTGAAGCAAGAGACGCTCTTGTGTTCTTGTCTGACTCTCCTTACACAGGAAGAAAAAGCGGTACGCTTTACGAAATGTGCTACGACGCGTTAGAACTTCTTGACGTGACGGGTATTTCGTATTTCATCAATGAAAGCTTGAAAAATTATTCCACTGATTTTTCATCTTCTAATTCGTCCTATAAAAACTCTGATGTATTGCAGCTTGCTGCAAATGCAGCCGGTATGGCCTTATATCAGACACGCGATGGTGAAATTCGTGTCGATTGGGTACCGTTTTCTCCTGAAGACAAAAGCTCAATTTACGAAATTTCAGAGATGAACAATTTTGAATACCCGGAAATTTCTTTCTCAAACAAGCTGAAAAACATCTCATATTCCGTAAACGGCGCTTCTAAAACGTATCCAGCCGGTGCTACCGGAGACGGCGTAACGCAGAGCGTTAGCAATTCATTGTTTTCCGATTCGATCATTGCACAGCCTAAAAATGCTTTAACCGAAAGCTATAAGGTTTTGTCTAATCGTCGAATTGCAACACTTTCTTACCGTGCAAGCCCGCACAACGACGCTCTTGACTTTGTGAAGCTCAACCATCAGTTTGGATATTCCTCAAATTTGCTCATTACAGACGTAAAATACACTTTTAATGGATGCTTTAAGGGGTCTGTTACCGGATATATGATTGAAGATGTAAGTTCTTTGCAGATTGACCAGTCTGAAATTTACCTGCATCCTTCCGATTCCATTACTCTTACAGCAACACTCACTCCTGCATCTGCCGATTCTCCTGTTATTATTTGGAATGCTTCTCCGCCTAGTGTTGTTGAACTAAATGTCACTAAAAACGAACGTGGCGTGTCCGTTTGCAAATTATCTTATGTTCATCGTGGAAACGCAACAATCACTGCTAGTGTTTCCGGCCTTTCCACTTCTTGTTCCGCGACTGCAATTGCAAACAATATGTCCGACATGAGCGATGGCAGCATCGTTAAAGTATTGGAAGGCGGGAAATATATTGATTATATCATCGCTGCTCGCAATTACGAATCCGGCCTGAATGGGGCTGGCGGCACGCTTTTTGTTCGTAAAGAAATGCTTGGCGTTCCTGCGTGGAATAACACCGCCGTTAACGCATATAGCGGAAGTACCATTGATACATATATAAATGACAATTTCAAAAATGCATTGTCGTCTTATGTTCAGTCCAAAATTCGAAGAACAAAATTTTATTATACGCCCGGCAACGGAAACAAATCCCTTTCTACACTTTCTCGTGATGTTTTCTTGCTGTCTGCAAAAGAACTAGCCTACAACGATAGTTATAACGGTCAGATGTGGGGAAAAGGCTGCAACGGAGAAGGAATGCTACTGCCAACTGCACTTAAAATTTTTGAATCATGTCAATCTACAAATCAACAATTATATATTGCATGGACAAGAACTCCCGTTTACGATGCTCGATACTTTGGCATGCCTTCTGGCCATAATACAGATTCAGCGGTTGGCTGCTTTTACATTCCCTCGCGGGGATATGTTTCTTATGGCAATTATCCCGTTACTCGTAATGGGGACTATGGTAGCAGCGAAAGATATGGTTATCAGCCTGCTTTCGTTGTTGATTCCGATTTGAAACTTGGTATCGATAATCGCATCGAAGAATAAGGTGGTTTTTTATGTGGATTACAGACAGAACACAATCAGACGTTGACCACGTAAAAGAGCTTTTGTCAAGAGCAGGAACGTGGACTGAAGCCGAACAGGAAGAATGGCTTGCTGGCATGAAAGGAGCTTTAAGCTATACGGATTTCAATCGCATTGAATCCGGCATTCAAGAGCTTGGCTCAATCCTTGGCGCGTCTGTTTCTGTTCGGACTGATTGGAAAGTCGATGGATATATGAAAGTGTCCGATGCAACACGTTGGCTTTCAAACATCAACGCAATTCGTGCTAAGTGCTCTGGCTCGTCCTCTTTGGCGGATACGCCCGGAAGCATGGATAGGCTTAATTTCTTAACAATGAATCAAATTGAAGGAATCTTGTCCAACATTGAATCGCTTGCCAAAACATACGTTACGTTTTCCGGCGAATACATGACAGGAGATGGACAATATGGTTTTTGAAGACCGTGTAGCAAAATACCCGGGTCGATGGACAATGGTAAAATCGGACGGGGCGTCAGAAGTTGTCACCCTTGTTCGCAATGATGAGCCGACCGTTGAAGGGACTCCGATCAATGCGGCTACTCTTAATGAGCTTAGTACCGTTGCGGGCGCAATTAACGCAAAGGAAGAATCCATTTCAGCAGCGCAGGCTGCTGCATCCGAAAGGGCTAAAGCAGAACAAGCGGCTGCAAATGCTGCGGAGAACGAAAAAAAAGCGAAAGCGTCCGAGACGGAGTCTGCCAAAAACCTGCAAGGGACTAAAGAGTATTTTGAGCAGGTGCGCACCATCACCATTGGTGCACAGGGTTGGTATGCCACGCCGGAAGCACTGATTGCAGCTGTGCCGGTCGGCGAAAATGGCTGGTGGGCTGTGGTCGGAACGACCGACACCATCTGGACGTGGGACGGTGACACCGGCACGTGGGTCGATACCCGCAAAGAGGTGGATCTGTCAGACTACCTGACGCAAGATCAGATCAGGAAGCTGCTTGAGCAGTACATGCCACTTCGCCCCGCCACAGCTGCTGTGCTTGGCGGTGTCAAGGTGGGCAGCGGCCTGACGGTCGATGCGGACGGAGCACTTTCTGCGGACAGTGCTTTGGCTGCTTACCCCGTCGGCAGCATCTATCAGAGCACCGACGCCGCCAGCCCGGCCGCGCTGTTCGGCGGCACATGGGAGCAGATCGCGTCCGAGCGCGTGCTGATGGGCGTCAGCAGCAGCCACGCCGCCGGCACCACTGCAGAAGCCGGCTTGCCGAATATCACCGGTAGCACAGGCAGATTTGCAAGCGCTTACGACTCTCATTCTTCTAACGCAGCAGATAGAAAGCAGGGTGCTTTAAACTATTCAGGTGAAGCCTACAACATGGGCTATTACAGCAGTTCCGGCTCGGCAGGCTATGGTTACTACATTAATTTCAACGCATCTAAATCCAACGCCATCTACGGAAAAAGCAGCACGGTACAGCCCGCCGCCTACTACGTGTACATCTGGCGGCGCACCGCATAACGAAAGGAGGCTTTGACCCATGAAGATCATTGACGACAAGACCGGTCTGGAGATCCAGAACCCCGACCTAACACAGGGCTGGCTGCACGACGAGACCGAAGCCATGGAGCACCCCGCACAGGAAGGTGTGCCGGAACTGAGCCACTACGAGACTGTGGCTGAATACCTGAACGGCGGCAAGGATGTGCGGAAGGTCATCGACCGGGAGGGTGTGCCCGCGCAGGACGCATGGACCGAGCAGGTGCCCATCCAGCGGTATATCCGCTACACTGCCGAAGAGCTGGCCGAACAGGAAGCCGAGCGCAAGAAGCAGGAAGCAAAAGACAAACTGCCGGAGACGGTGGCGGCACTGCAAAAGGAAAACGAGATGCTCAAGCAATGCTTGCTTGAAATGAGCGAGATTGTTTATGCATAAAATCACACAAAAATTAGAAAGGATGGTACTTATGATGGCTATGTTATGGGCACAGGAGATCATGTCCACTGAGACTGTAGAGGAAGCAAAGGCGCTGTATAAGCGTTGCCCCCGCCTGCTGAAGGAGAAGGTCAAGGCAATTCTTATCAAGAGCGGCTTTGAGGAGATCGTACAGGAGGAGTAAAGCGATGGAAAAACTTTTGGAATTTCTGGCGTGGCTGGTGAAGGTGCTCTTCGGCAGGGACGGCGAAAGTCCTGAACCGGAAACGCCCAGAGAGACTCCCGTTGAGGAGGCCGTCACCGGCTGGGATGGTGACCCGCCATACCGGTACATTGACGTGAGCCGCTATCAGGGCTCGATCGACTGGGCGCAGGTGGCAGCGGCGGGCTACAAGGGAGCGATGCTCAAGACGGTGAGTTCCAACCGCAAGCTCTCCAAGCGGGCAGACGGTTTGTACATCGACCCCACCTTTGAGACCAACTACCGCAACGCCAAAGCGGCTGGGCTGGACGTGGGTGTCTATTACTACACCTACGCCACCAGCGAGGCAATGGCCGATGCAGAGCTTTCCCTTGTGCGGCAGGCAGTCTACGGTAAGGAGCTGACCATGCCCCTTGCGGTAGACGTGGAAGACAACAAGCTCAAGCCCATGAGCACCCTCGACCTCACAAACCTCACCGCCTACGCGCTGGAACAGGTTGAAAAAATGGGCTTTTACGCCCAGTTGTACACCTACACCCACTACTCCAACATGGAGCTGGATATGGGCCGTTTGGCAAACCGTTGGGACGTCTGGCTGGCTGACTACACGGGCAAGACTCCCGCCGTCGGCTACCACTACAACGCCCACCAGCACACCAGCGAGGGCAGCGTGCCGGGCATCTCCGGCAACGTTGACCTCAACGTGACCGAGCTCAACTACCCCCGTATCATCCGCAAGAAGGGTCTGACCCGTCTCCGGGAGGGTGCATGAGCGAAGCAATCGTCGTAGCGCTGATTACCGGCGTGCTGGGTCTTTTGGGTACCATCTACGCCAACAACAGGGCGGCAAAGGACATGGATGCCAAGCTGGAAAAACAGCAGGCTATCATGGACACAAAATTGGAAGAACTGACCCGGGAGGTGCGGATGCACAACAATTTTGCCCAGCGCATCCCGGTGATGGAAGAACAAATCAAGGTGGCAAACCACCGTATTTCTGACCTAGAGAAAGGAGCATAACACATGGAAGCAATCTTTAACTTTATCCCCGCACCTATCGCACTGGTACTGATGGTTCTTGGCTTTGCCGCGCTGGCCGTTGGTGCCATCCGGCTTGGTTACAAGCAGTACGTCAAGAACTGGGCGCTGGAGCTTGTGACCATCGCTGAAGACAGCATCATGGGCAGCGGTCAGGGCGCAAAGAAAAAGAAGCAGGTCTTTGACGCGCTGCGTGCGGCCTGCCCTGCATGGCTGAAGCCTATCATCACGGATGAAGTGCTTGACGCAGTGATTGAAAAGGCCGTAAGCCTGATGAAGAAGGCACTGGCAGAAAAGAAGCCTACCATCAACAAGGAGTAAAAAGTATGATCGAGCAAAGCGTATCTCTCGCATCCAATGGCGTTATCAAAGTGCCCGGCTATGAGCAGATGGTGCGCTTTGGCTACACCCAAAACCGGGGCGTGTACCGCCTTGCCGTCACTGCCGCCGGTGAGTGGGAAGGGCTGATCATCCGTGCCTTTTGGCACGTTCCGGGCGGCTCTGACCCTGCATCCTCGCTTGTGGTGGACGGTCTGGTGGACGTGCCAGCCAGTGTGACCGCACAGCCCGGCAATGGCTGCATCACCTTTGAAGGCAGCGACGGCACCAAGACAGTGACCAGCGCAGACCTGCGGTATCGTGTCAGCGCCAACAGCGGCACAGAGGACGGCACAGAGCCGGAGCCGGGCACCCCTGCCTGGCAGCAGTTGGTGGATGCCGTGCACACCGATGCCACCGCCGCAGAGCAGGCCAAGACCGATGCACAGACGGCAGCACAGCAGGCCACAGATAACCTGCAAGAGCTCAAAGACGGCATCGCAAACGGTGACTTTAATGGCGAAAAGGGCGACACTGGCCCCATCGGTCCGGTCGGCCCGCAGGGTGAGCAAGGCCCTCAAGGCCCCACTGGTGCTACAGGTGCTACGGGTGCCACTGGCCCACAGGGCGAAAAAGGTGATACCGGCCCTGCCGTAGCACTGGACACCACCCTCACCCACGAGGGCGAAGCCGCTGACGCAAAAGCCACAGGTGAAGCGATCAGCGCAGTAAAGGCACGGCAGAACATTCTTGTGGGCACTGAGACAGGCAACCCTATCGCCGTTGACGATGCTTTCGCTGCGCCCCTGTGTGGCCTGACCGTGTACGGTCGGAGCACGCAGGACGGCACACCCACGCCAGATGCACCTGTGCCTATCGTGAGCGCTGGTGACGGCGGGAGCGTGGCGGTGACCTTGAGCGATGGAAACGGCAAAACACAAACTCTCACGCTCCCCACACCCAACGGCTTACCCGGCATCCCTGTCACCTCTGGCGGCAACTACACTGACCAAAGCGGCCAGCAGTGGGTGTGCGACGAGGTGGACTTGGCGAGAGGGGTGAAGGTGCAGAGGGTTGGAAGGGCTTTCGTTGAACATTGCATTGTATCTCGTGACCCGAATTGGTGGGACGCAAGTAAAAGCTACTCCTATCAAATTCTTGCATATCAAGGATCTTTTAATACCGCCATCGAAAGTGGCGGCCCATGTAATCGTTTTATAGCTTACCCGTTTATGGACTTCTACAACAAGGGCATTGAAAACGGTTTTCTTAGATCGGCGGGTGAAAGTGTTTTTAACATATCCAAGTCTTTAGGTATTTGCACTACACCGGGTGAGTTCAAGATGTGGTTCAACGAAAATGTTGTGCTTTACAAAATTCTCGCCACCCCCATCGAAACCCCGCTCACCCCTGCCGAAATCGCCGCCTACAAAGCCCTCACAGCTTACGGCCCTGACACTGTGGTGCAGGCTGGTGACGGTACAGGGGTCAAGCTGGTGTATCAGAGGGACGTGAGCATCGCCATCAAACGCATTGAGGACGCAATCGCGTCCATGACCTAAGGAGGTACACATGGCTATTAAAAGCAAAGCTCGGCATGACCTGACCCTGCGCTCCATCAAGCGGGAAATCGCCGCAGGACGCGACGTGGCATACTGGCTGGACAAGGCGTACACCCATCTGGACAACGGCCTTTTGACCGAGGACGACATCGCAGAGGTGGAGACTCTGGCACAGGCGTACTACGACGCACTGGACGCGGAGGACAAGGCAAACGCTGAGGAAATAACGCAGTAAGGAGGATATCATGGCAAGCACTACATACCGCCATCCCGGTGACGTCACCGGAATGTTCGCCGCACAAGAACAATTTCGTGACCTCACGAAAATGGTCTGCGCACGTCTTCGTGGCCTCACGAAAACATACTATCTCGGCAATGCCAACAAACTGGTGACGTTTTGTCACCAGTTTGCCGTGCTTGGCAAAACGGTGCGCAACGCCGGACAGTTGCCGCAGCCCTTCTGGCTCGGTGCTGCCTGTGGCGGCGGCTCGTGTAGTGCTGCCAGCTGCGCTGCAAGGGCTTGACCGACAGCAGATGACCGCCGCGATCAAAAGCGCACCGCTTGGGAGGGTAGACCGTAAGATAGCCTTACTGCGGTACGTTGAGCGGCTCCCGCTGCCGGACATTGCAGCACAAACACATTACAGCCGGACAGCGATAGGCTACCGGCTGAAAGGCATTGAAAAAATGCTGAATGTGTGATATACTGTTTATACTGTCCGAAGTAGAGTACACACACTTCGGAGAAATGTGTACAGAGAGCCAGCGGAAGAACGTTTACCCGCTGGCTTTTCTTTTTGCACGATTTGTGGTATAATTATCTCAACAAATCCTCCCGGCCTCTCGAAGAAGCGCATTAAGGCGGATATCTGAACCCGTCAAGCCTCTCAACGATGCGTATCATGTCGGGTCTTTCATGGCTATGTAGCTCAGTTGGTAGAGCAGGGCGCACCCCGTCTATTGCGCTGGTTCAATTCCAGCCATAGCAAGTCCGAAAATTCTTGAACGGTTTTGAATAGTGCGCATACGTCAAAATTGCGATAGCAGAAGTAGGCATTTTTGATGATACAGTCTCCCGCCCGCCTACTTGCAGTGCGTACCATGCGGGAGACGCAATTTTGCCGCTTCGGTGGCAGGGCGATTACTCGCTCGCTTATAATCCATCAGCTTTTAGGCTGGTGGATTTTGTTTTATTCTTACCAGTTTTGTCGAAAGCATTGCCATATATTGGATGATGTGATATCTTAGCATTGCACTCCAATGTGTGTATCCTTACAGTTAAGCGCTCATGCGGATTTTTCCGTGTGGGCGCTTTTCTTTTTTGTCCTTCGTTGTGCCTTCGTTGTCTTTCACTTTTTGCTGATGCGGTACACTAGATGCACAAGGAGGGATGTATTATGAGCTATTATCCGGCATCCGGAACGCCCTACGTTCCGCAGCAGCCTGTCAATCCTTACGGCGGCATGGGCACGGTCGGGCTTGCAACTCCTCTGCCGAACACGCAGATGCAGCAGGCACAACCGCAGCGTCCGCAGCCGATGAATGGGCAGCAGCCTGTTCAGCAGTCGGTACAGGACGGCGGCTGGTTGCTTGGCAGACCTGTTTCTAGCAGGGAAGAATTTTTGGCAATACCGTCTGACCTGTATGGCAGACCGACCTACTGCCCCGACCTGCGGAGTGGCGTGATCTACTGCAAGCGGCTGAACCCGGACACCTGTGAATCCTATGTGCAGGAGTTCTACAGCCCGGAAGCGTGGCGGCAGATGCAGGCGCAACAGGCACAGCAGACCGCTGCACCGACACAGCAGTATGTGCCTATTGAGCAGTATGACGCCCTTGTACATCGGCTGGATGAACTGGAAAAGTGGCAAAAGAGCTTTTCCAAGCCCGCTGCCGCTGCGAAGAAAGGAGAATAACAATGTCCTCTCCGTTTGATGTGATTACGCACAGCCCTATCATGCAGCTTGCGAACCTTGCCCGCGCCGGACAGAACCCGATGGGGCTTATCCAGCAGTTGAGCGGGCAAAACGCCCCTATCATGCAGGGCTTGAACCTGATTCAGGGCAAAAACGAAGCACAGCTCCGAACGATGGCACAGAATCTCGCCAAAGAGCGTGGCATCGACCTGAACCAACTGGCAAGCGTTCTGAATCTGACGCTGCCGAAGTGAGGAGACTTTGCAATGGACGATTTTGAAAACAGCCATCCAGAAAAAGATTTTGACATCAACAATCTGTGCGGCGATGACAAAATATGGGTTCCTTTAATGCTCGGCTTTATTTTTGGGGCTGCCAGCAAAAAATTGGACGACCCGAAAGATAAAAAAGACAATCCTCCGAGCTAACTTGATAATCCACAAATAAGCATCTCTCTAAGCGAAACGCTTCTCAGTTTTGCGGACTTGATAAAAACCGCTTTTGTTTGGCTTCGCCCATCGCACACGGCGGTGGGATAGCATAACGCAAAACTGAAAGGAGTTTTGTTATGGACGATTTTGCAACTGGCTATCTGGCTGGGCAGGACGGCGGCAATAACAACGGCGGATTTTTCGGCAACGAAGGTCTGTGGGCGGTTATCATCCTCGCCATCATCTTCGGCTGGGGCACAAACGGCTACGGTCGGAACGGTGGTGACAACGGCATGAACAGCTACATCCCCTATCTGGTGGGCACCGGTGCAACCGGTCAGGGCGGCGCAGATACTCGTGCGGCTTTGTCGGAGGGCTTCTACCAGCAGGACACTTCCCGTTCTCTGGCTGGCATCCAGAGCGGCATCTGCTCTCTGGGCTATGACCAGCTCGCACAGATGAACACCCTCAACGCTACCGTTGCGGGCGGCTTTGCTGGTACCAATCAGGCAATCTGTCAGCTCGGCTACCAGAACGCACAGCTCGTGAACGGTCTGGAACGCAGTGTGTCCAACGGCGACAACGCCATCAGCCTTGCCATCATGCAGGAGGGCAACGCACGTCAGGCAGGTCAGACCGCTATCCAGACGCAGCTTGCGTCTTGCTGCTGCGAGAACAAGCAGCTCATCGGCGACCTGAAGTACACCATTGCACAGCAGGACTGCGCTACCCGTCAGGCTATCGCAGACAACGCCCGTGCCATCGTGGACAACTGCAACGCCAACTTCCGCAGCATGATGGACTACTTCACACAGGATAAGATTGCCACTCTGACCGCTGAGAACCAGAGCTTGAAGTTCGCCGCTTCTCAGGATCGTCAGAATGCGCTTTTGACCACCGTGATGTCCCAGCAGACCGATACCATCCTGAACCGGGTCAATCCTCGTCCGATTCCCGCTTATCAGGTGGCAAACCCCAACGTGGGCGTGAACTGCTGCGGCTGCTAACCTACACACTCCCCGATAACACCGGGTGAACCATCGGGGCAGGGGTAAGACACCTCTGCCCCTGATTTTTTAGGAGGAAACTACTATGGCTTGCAAAACAAGCTGCAAACTCTGCCCGCACTTGGTCATCAGTCAGGCAGTCACGTTTGCCGATGATACTCTGACCATCAACATCCCTGCTGGCGCATACCAGAACGGCGAAAAGTATTGCATTGTCGTTGCTCAGAGCTTGCCGGACACGACTACCATCAACGCACCTGTGGTCATTACCATAGGTGCAGGCACGACCGCATACCCTCTGACCGACTGCAACTGCGCTCAGGCAACTGCTGAGAGCATCCACACCCGCACCCGCTACGCTACCCGTGTGGCAACATCTGCGACCGGCACAGGCACGTTCAAGTATCTTGGCTGCTTCTGCCGTTCCCACGCCGGTGCGCCTGCGTCCATTTCTTGAGGAGGTATAGATTATGGGCAAGACTAATTTTCGCCGCATGATGATGCTCCGTGACCACGACAAAGACCGTGAGCCGGAACGTGACCGCCTTGAGGAAGAGCGTGACCGCAGGGAGCGTGAGCTGGAACGCCGTCTGCGCAAGCTGGAAGATGGCAATGACCGCTATCCGTACTATCCGCAGGAGGAGAACCGCTACATCGACCCCTACCCTATCCCCCGCTATCCTGACGTAGAGTATGGGCGAAAGATGCCGCAGATTGGCTTCTCTCAGAACGGAGACTGGGACAAGCGGTCTGGGCAGTATGAGCATGGCGGTGCGGACAGCCGCTCCATCAAGATGCCACGCAAGCACCTCACCCACGATGAAGCAGAGGAATGGTGCGACAGCATGGTGAACGCTGACGGCACGAAGGGCTGTCACTGGACGCTGGAACAGACACAGGACGTTGCCAAACAGCGCAATATCACCTGTGACCCAAACGATTTCTGGGCTGTCATGAACATGATGTACTCGGATTATTGTCAGGTTGCAAAGCGTCAGTCCGTTGACACTCCGGGCTTCTACGCTGACATGGCAAAGGCGTTCCTTGAGGACGCAGATGCTGTGGACGGCAAGGCGTATCTCTACTGGGATTGCATTGCTGATAAGTAAAACAGAACCCCTGTGTAGTTTTTAACGGCTACACAGGGGGTTATTGTTATCTCCAAATCATAAAACACTTACTGTCTACGCAATCTTGAAGGATTTCTTTGAAATCCTTGAACTTTGCAGGATTTTCTCTGCCAGCATATCCGTAAATAATGCTATCGTCATAATCACCTATAACTTTCAAGATTTGCTTGCAGGCACCGTATCGGATTTTTCCGTCACAGTCCGATTGATAAAGGAAATCTGCAATTTTGATTGGAAGTTCTTTGTTTTCAACCAATCGTTCTGTTTTGTCATTGTACGATTCAAGAGCGTGTTCTTTTTCTGGAGAGGGTATGTCGAGAATGTCATCAAGCTTTTTATAGTGTTCTCCGACTTCCGAACCAACAAGTTCTGCAACTTTCGCTCTCAACTTGAAAAAGCCGAAATAGCCCACATCCATTTCACGCCCAGTCTTTTTGCATTTGATGGTTACGCCCATTCGTCAATCCTCCAAGAAATCCTCTTGATTCAGAACTTGATTTACAATTCGTTCTGTACATTCTTTGATAACAGTAGATGCGGGGACGTGATTTTCATAAGCTATGTTTTCATATTGTGCTCCTGCATATTCAAAGAACCTTTTAGAAAGTATTTCTGCATCCGCACGGCACAACGGTTTTAATTCGTATTGCAACGGAAATCTTCTTGTAAGTGCAGGGTCAAGCCTATCAAATCGGTTTGTCGTTCCGATAATAATCACGTTGTTCGGCAATCTATCCATTTCTTGCATAATCGCAATAACCACACGGTTCATTTCCCCAACGTCATCTTTTTGCCCACGAGCCATTCCGACCGCATCTATTTCATCAAAACAAAGAACGCAAGGAGCAGTTCTCACATAATCAAAAATTCTTGCAAGGTTAGATTGCGTTTGCCCCAAGTGCGAATCAACTAGACTTGAAAATTGAATCCTCAAAAACGGAAGTTTTGCTTTATGCGCGATATACCTAGCCAGCATTGTTTTTCCGCATCCGCTTTGCCCATAAAGCATCAATGCTGGCAAATAAGGAATGCCAATTTCGTTCAATTTTTCAGATGCTCGATAAATAGCAACGATTTTCTGCGTTATACTTTTTTCTTCGTTCCTGAGAAGGAATCTTGCTTCTGGAAATTCTTCTGTATCCTCTGCGATCAAAAGATGCTGTAAGTTATATGGCAATTCAATAAATTCTCTTTTGCTTTCCAACTTGCGAAACATATTTTCTTTGAACTGCTCATCTTTTTTGGATGATATGGAATTCAAAATGATTTTAACAGCTTTTTGCGCGTTTCGCATATCACCATCGCAAACAAATCGAATAAGGTGTCGTTCACTATCATTCATCTAAGAAATCCTCCAACTCAATCTTCCCATCTGCCGCTGCAACCGCCAGAGCGTACACGAACTGTCCAATCGTCATTCCGTGCCGTCTGGCTTCACGGTTGATGTACTTGCGTTCTTCCTCGCTCATAAGGATAGTAATTCGCTTAGAACGCTTGCCATCACCGCTTGCAACACCCTGATGCGATTCCGGCATCGGGATTTTTTTCTTTGTCAAACCAGCTTCGGATAGTGCACCGGGAACATCGCCTTGTTCGATAAGACGCTGAACTTCCTTCGCCTGTTTCAGCTTCTTTGGCTTACCTTCGCCTAACACGGCATCACTTGGCTGTCTTTTGCTGTCTTTGGCTTGCTTTGGCTTAATACAGCTTAATTCCGCTTCACTTGGCTTTGCATGGCTGTCTGTGGCTTCACTGGGCTTAACTTGCTCCTGTTCGGCTTTGTTCGGCTTTGTTTGGCTTACCTCTTCTTCCTTTGGCTCACTTCGGCTTAATGTCTGTTCCGAAAAAACAGGCTGGAAATCAAACCCGCCAAGCAAGCCTGAGGATTTTTTGCTGGTTGACTTCACTTTTCTTCCTCCGTTTGGACATGTAAGCCTAAGTTTTTTTCATTCCTAAGCACTTCATGGCGGTATGTTTCAAATTCTTCAATGTCTATTCTTCTCGGATAATAGCTCCAACTATCCAAAACGCCTACAACAGCATCAAAGCTTTCCATTTTTATCCTCCTCTACAATTTTTTTCGCCAACACCTTGAAATCCTCTGCGCTGGTACTCTTTGCCGTGTCACCGCTAAACAGGCTGTGCCGTTCTGCCTGCGCTCTACGAACGCCCATAGACGGTCTAATCTTCACGTCAAGCAGCTTTGTTCCCATGCTTTGTGCAATCACAGGGAGCTGCTCCACAACCTCTTTGGACAAGTTCTCACGGCTTTTGTACTGGTTCAGAAGCAGACCTTCAATCTTCAAAGTCGGATTGAAGTATCTGCAAACATCGCCGATGGTCTGCGAAAGCTGGCTCAAGCCGGCAAGCGCATAGCGGTCTGCTGTAATGGGTACGATGATGCTGTTGGCGGCGATCAGAGCGTTTATAAGCGCAAGACCGAGCTGCGGGGGAGTGTCCAGAACAATGTAATCGTACCGTTCTGACACGGATTCCAGCGCTTCACGCAGCCGGAAGTTCTTGCCAATGTCTCGGACAAGCTGCTCGTCAATGTCCTTCATTGCATTGTCTGACGGCAGAATGTCGCCGGCTTCACAGTGCTGGATTCCTTCTTCTACCGTGCCCTGCCGGGTCATTACATCGAACAGGGTGCATACATCCTCTGTCTGTGCGCCGTAGGTGTCCGTTGCGTTGCACTGGGCATCGCAGTCCACCAGCAACACCTTCTTGCCAAGCAGCTGCAACGCGCCAGCCAGACAGGTGCTTGTGGTGGTCTTTCCTGTGCCGCCCTTCTGGTTAGCGACAGCTATGATTTTTGCCATTTTATCACTCTTTCTTTATTCTTTCGGTTCGTCAGGAAGTGACATCCAATGGGTTACATGATATAACACATTATCATCAATCAGTTGCGTTTCACTATTGTTTTCATAGAACGCATCCGTCAACACATCATCTGTATACCATTTTTCGCCTTTTAAGTCACCATAATAGCCGAAAGTAACGCCCATCACTTTATCATAAATGATAATCTGAACGTACTTGTCTGGCATCTTATCTTTTACGCTAATCCAACCCATTCTTGCTCCTTTCTGCATCATCTGCTCAATGTGCTACATCTGACTACTCAAGATAATCGAACCCGAATGTCGCAAACTTGCTTAACTGAGAATCTTTAATAACCGTCCGAAGGTAAGCTTCTGGCACTTCAACATCCGGTTTGCCCTTTACGGCTTGCTCGTATGCGCCCTGCACAATGTTCACAACAGCATCCTTCTTCTTGTCTTTGCGAATATTCGGGTATTCAGATTTTATTCGCCTTGCCACAGACCTTGCGATGCTTGCACACTGCTTTTCGTCAACGCCCGGCATCAGGCTTGCCCAGTCAACATCTTCGTATGCGCCGTTTCTAGGGCTTTTTACAGGCTTTTCGTTGTCAGATACGTCTCTTAATGGTGTTGTCTCAATCTCGCTGGATTCGGCATCTATGACCGGCTCAGAGCGTTTTATCTTTACGTCGAAGATGATCGATACTATTCTGTGCCCAACAGTCCGTTTTTTATACGACACAGAAATGTCGGATATTTCATTGATTTCAGCAACGGCAACGTCCAAGACCTTTGCTCTGAAAAATTTGAACTGGTCATAACTGCTTGCTGTCGCACCAAGTTGCTCTTTCAGCTTCTTGATGCTGATTTCATGCCCCTTCGACCCCATGTTCAGCCAGTCCCGAAGAATCGAATAGAGTAAGATGCTATACTGAGACTTCATGCTTGCCGTGTATCGCAGACGATACCGAACATACCCTTTTTCTGCAATATCAAAGAACACAGGCTGCAACAAAGGATTACACCTTATTGAAACCATGTATGTAAAGCACTCCGGGTCAAATCGAATCTGCGCCATAGCAAACAGGGTGTACAGAGTGTATTCGTCCTTTCCTTCAAGAGGAACGGCTACTGTGTTCTCAATGAAGTGCCTAAGCTGTTGCTTCAAATCTTTACTGTTCAGACGGATACCCAAAAAGTCACAGTATTCTTTCAGCGTAAACTGAACAGTTGCACTTTCAGGGTCACGAGGGTTGATTCTTGACAGATATACTTCCAGCAGACGAAGTTCTCCAGCTGTATAGTCCCTGAACTTTGCCCACACAAGAGCCTTGCTCTTTTCCACGAGATTGTTCATTGACAAGTCTCCCAAGTTCTCACATCCTTCCCACTTGTTGATATCAGTATATCACATCACGGTTGAATTATCAAGAGTTCATTTCTACCATCGTGCAGATTTGGTATACCTGTCCGTGCAGATTTTGTATACCTTCATGCAGTTTTATTATACCTTCGTGCAGATTTTGTATACCTTCTTACATATATTAAACAAGATACTAAACAGGAGAGATAAATAACATCTACTAAATAGCAAAGAAGCAGACACTTTTCAACACACACTTCTTGAATTTTCAAATCTTATTGAAAACAACAGCATCCAAAGCCAATAAATGCAAGCCAGAAGCAAGCCGAGAGACGCACCATCTACGATTAGGCACATTAAACGAGGAAAAAAAGTGGATGGAAAGGTATACAAAAACTGCACGGAGCATTCTTTCGATAGCGATTTTATTGCGCAAAAACACAAATATATGATAATACGTTATTATTGTGCAATAATGTTCAACTATGTGTACACCATGTATGAACTAAAGGTATACTAAATCTGCATGAAATGGGGCAAAATGTGCGCAAAATTAAACGTGCTTACGTTGTTAGCGCTTTCTAACGTGTACAAAAAGTGGATGAAAAAACTTTTAAGTCGGTGTTATGGTGGACGGATTAACAAGCTGCTCAATCGAAACGAATAAATTAACGATAGCTCGTTATTTATTCCGCGCAAATGTTGTCGATTCATAGCCTATGGGGGACAGATTGACAAGACGAATTTGCCCGATAGGTGTACAAAAAGTGGATGAACGTGGACAAAATGTTCTTCAAAAACTGCGATAATTCGACAATCAACCACTTATATTATTCGGATTCACGGTATAAGAATCGTTGGACTTCATAGCGGCTTCCGTCCCGGCGTCTTGCGCCTGATAGAGAATCTCCATCTTCGGGGCGGTTCCGTTCGGGTCTGGGTCTGTTCCGGTAGCCTGTGCTATCTCATAGCTGCCCGATACCATCCGGCAGACAGTGACCCTGTCCTTCAACGGCGTATGGAGGTTTGCCAGAATCTCCGTCAACACGCCGATGTGGTCTGAGCCGTGATCTCCGTACCGAATGTACAACAAGGCATCTATCTCATAGGAAGAACATTCTATCATGGCATCTATGAGAGTCTTGCGCTTTTCCATGTCGGAAAGGTCGTCTTCCAGATGTTCCAGCAGCCCCGGATGAATGCAAGCGTCCATGTATCGGGCCACCGATACGCCGCAGCAGGTGAACCAGCGCATAGCCATTGGCAGGGAGATGGCTGCCAGACCTTGCTCCCAGTTGGCAATCGTGCCACGATTCACGCCCATTCGTGCGGCTAATTTCTGCTGGCTTAAGCCGGAACGTATCCGTGCCATCTCTAATGCTTTGGCCGTTCTTACCAAATATTCATCCATAAATTCCCACCCTTTCAACAAAATCCGGCAAAACTGCTGGATTCGACAAGCCAAAAAATGGAAAAAGCTGCTATGGAGAACCAACAGCAGCCTGTGTTATAACTGTAACATCGAAAAAATAATCAAGCAGGAGGTAACAACATGATTATCATTGACGGGATGCCCGCATCTGAACCTACCGAAAGCAGAACGCCAAAGCCGTGGGAGGGCTAGTCTATGAACCAAATCGACACCATGCTTATACCCTATGCCCGCCAGACCGCCTTAAAGCTGGTCTACAACCTTGCAAACAGCAATGCCGATAAGTTTGCTTACGAAGAAGCAAAAGCTGTCCTAGAGCGTGCCGTAGCCGCCTTAGATAATGGATGTGACCCGGCAGAGAACATCGAAAAAATTAACGGGCAGTTCGTAGAACTGTGATTGGAGGAAAGATGGATAGGCGTTGTCCCTTTTGACTTGAACGCTCGTGGCTTCCCCGATGCAAAGTAACGGATGCAAAGAAAACGTTCGATTTTTACGAAGTTGTTCAAATTGTATTGACTATACAACCAGAAGAAGTATAATCATATCAAATGAAAATTCGTATTTACTGATCGGGAGGATATGCTGCAATGAGCGAACAAGAAAGAGCTAAGATTGACAGGTTTATCGCATGGCTGTTGGAACACCCTGATAAGATTCCGGCAGCTGAGCAAGCTTTAGACTTGGAATAAAAGAAAACCCCTTGCACAGAGCTACACCAGCCCGGCACAAGGGGTTTTTATTTTACCGGGTCAGAACCGTTTCCTCACATCTTCTCGATTAGGTTCATCAGCGCTTCACGCTGCGCTGTCGGCATAGATTCAAGCTTTTTTCTAATCCGTTCCACTGCTGCATCGACTTCACTTTGCGGCTGCTGGGGCGTTTTTTCTTTTTGCTTGCCAGTGAGTTCCTCAACCGTAACGCCAAGCGCGTTGGCTACTGGCAAAAGCATTTCATCTGGAAAATCCCTGTCGGTAGTCAGCATTTGAGAGATATAACCTCTGCTTTTTCCGATTTCTCTGCACACAAAGGATATATTTACACCCTTTTCGGCAGCGATTCTTTTGGCTCGCTCCACATTGCGCATAGAAAAAGACCTCTCTTTTTGTGCAAATAGCCAAATGTTCACAGAATTGAAGATTGACTATTGAAAAATAGCCACTTGGCTAGTATAATATGAAGCACAGGACAAACAAAAACCAAGACCCCTGACAAATCTATCAGGAAGTCGCTGGAAAATGTTCACTTTGTACCTCGCAACTACATAGTAGCATATTTTCTAGTAAAATGCAAGCCCAGAAAGGAGAATGGCTAGTGAATCTTTCTAAAATCGACGAGTTTCGCAAGTTACATGGTCTGTCTCGTACTGACTTGGAAGTAGCTGCTGGTTTAAGCAACGGCGCACTGGGCAAGTGGGAACGCTCCGCAAATGGGCCGAGCATTCGACAGCTTGTGAAAGTCGCTGATTACTTCCGCGTGTCGGTGGACGCTCTTCTTGTAAGAGATAAGCAGTAAATCATAAGAAAGGGTTAAAAATGAACGACATTATCTTATCTATGCAGAATGGCGAGCCTGTGGTTTCCAGCCGTCAGATTGCAGAGAGCTTCGAGAAACGTCATGACCATGTGATGCGTGACATCGAAGATATTATGAAGGGTCTCCCCAAAAATGGGGACACCCACATGTTCTTCAAAACCGAGTACACCCACGAGCAGAACGGCCAGAGCTACCCCATGTATCTGATGAACCGTGACGGTTTCACCCTGCTGGCTATGGGCTTTACCGGCAAGGCGGCTCTTGAGTGGAAGCTCAAATACATTGCAGCGTTCAACGAAATTGAGAAGAAGCTGGCTGAACAGCCGCAGCTCACCCGCTCGCAGCTCCTTGCAACTGCGCTGATCGCAGCGCACGAAGAGCTGGAAGAGAAGGACAAGAGGATTGAACTTCTGACAGCCGACACGGAACGGATGAAGCCAAAAGAGATTTTCAGCGATGCAGTAAGCACCAGTCAAAACAGTATCCTGGTCGGTGAGCTGGCTAAACTGCTCAAGCAGAACGGCATCGAAATCGGCGAGAAACGGTTGTATGCCTGGATGCGTGAGAATGGTTATCTCATCAAGCGCAAGGGTGCTGATTGGAACAAGCCAACGCAGCGCAGCATGGAGATGAAGCTGTTCACCATCAAGGAAACGGTCATCTGCCACTCGGACGGACATACCAGTGTGAACACCACCACAAAGGTGACTGGCATCGGTCAGGTCTATTTCGTTAATCTCTTCTTAAAGACGAAGAAGAACAAGAAAGCGGAGGGATGAACATGGAACAGATCATCACATTGAAGGTAGACCTTGAGCACCCGGACGATGCAAAGTTTGCCATTGACGAAGCGGTCAAAGTCTACGAAGCAGACAAGCTCAAGTGGACAGAAGAGGAACTTGTCGAAGCAAAGCATCTGGCAATGAAGATTATGGAGCAGTTGTGCTTGGATGGGTACAGCATTGAATGGTTCAGAGTCACGGAAACGTACTGCTACAAGGCGGTTTCTATTTGGCTTAGTAAACCGGATGATGAAAGCTTTAAGCGAAATGTAACGTGCTGCATTCCTTCTGCTTCTTTTGATACTTGGGTTGCCAAGTGCGTCTGCCTGTGTCGGACTACCGGCAGAAACGTGCCCGCGTTCATCATTAAAAAGGCTGGTGAGTGCTGGTGATGAAATTTTGCAAAGCACAAAGCCGCAAGCGCAAATTAAAACTGGCAATGGCTGCTGGCGTGTCCCGGAACAATGCCAACAAGGTGCTTTAGATGGAGAAATCCATCAACCAGTGCTTTGAGCGCCATAATCGGGAAACCAGACTGAAAGAGGGAATGCCACATGGAAGAAAAGTACTGTGAGCGCTGCGGCATTATACTTGGCGCAGCCAACCCTACAAAAAAATATTGCTCAGATTGCAAAAGGGAAGTTTCACTGGAACGAAAGAGAGCAAGACGAAAAGCATTGAGCGAAAGTCATAGATTTGTACCAGTAAAAACCGTTTGTCAATGGTGCGGAGAGCCAATGATTAAAAAGTCTGCGGCTCAAAAGTATCATAAAGAATGTGCAAAAGACGCTGCTTTTGCAAGCATTGCAGAACATCAAAAAATAAGAAGAGAGCGAAATCTGAATAAGAAAGCATTGGAAGAAAAAAAGATTCCATCCGTAGGGCAAGTTCAAGCACTTGCTGATAAAATTGGCAAGCATTACGGTGAAGTGTCGAGAATGCTTGCAGCAGGGGAACTGACTTATGAATGGTAAATACTACGGAAAGCGGGAAATCCGCTGGAACAGCCGTGAGAAAAAACGGCTGAAAAACATTCAAAAACGAAAGGAGAAAAATGAAAGCACTTGTAGAAATCGCCATGATGTGGGGCGTAGCGCTTGCAGTGGTTCTGGCAACGTTTTTGCTGAACTTCTGGCTGGTGCATCAAATTATGCTTCTGATCGGAATTAAAGGAGCATGGCTCATCATCTGCATTGCAGCAATTATAGCATCTACGTGGATTTTGAGCTTTGGTAGCAAAAGTGGTGAAAAGAATGACGTTGGAAGCTGCTCTTGAAGAACGCGATATGAAGGCATCAGAGCTTATCCGCAGAAGCGGCGTGTCAGCCCCAACGATATACAACATTACAAGTCCGAGTAAAACACCGTACAAGACGGGAGTTAAGGCTGATACGCTTGCAAAATAGCCGAAGTGCTAAATGCAATAGTCGTAATCGATGCAAGCAAACCATTTTTATTCGATATCATTTTGAAAGAAGGGACAAAATGAAAACCGTAAAAGGAAACGTGCTTACCATGCTTGGTATTGTCGCTGCAATCGTAGCCGTTAGCTGTGGCGATACAATAAATGGATGCGAGACTGCAGTACAGATGCTTGTATGGGCATTTGTTTCACTGATGTTACTAGCCACCGCTCTGGTTTTGTGCGCGCTTGGAGTGAGTGCGGAAAAAGAGCATGAAGATAACGAACGGATGGGAAAGTTAAACCGCATTCCCGCTCATACCAACAAGTGGAGGGACACACAATGAAATGCCCAGTGTGCGGCAGTGACAACATTACAACGGTTGATAGCCGGTCTGACCACGATAGCATCGTTCGCAGAAAAAAGTGCCTTGTCTGTAACAATCGGTGGACGACCATAGAAATAGACAAAGACCAGTGGTACAGCGCACTGCAAATCAAAGAGGAACGCAAGAGAGGGAGACCCAAAGATGATTAACCTTGACAGATTTGGTGGCGTTACAGAGCCGGAGGACGGCGTGTACTTCATGACCAACGAGCAGATGGCGGAAGTGAAAGAAGCCGACCGGCTGGCAGCGATTGAAGACTTACAGTCTGAGATTGAGAATAGGGAAGCAGAGCTGAAAGACCTCCGTGCACAGTTGGCAGACCTGATGGCTGGTTGATTTTGTACAGCCAAGTTAAGCCGAAGTAAGAACAATGAAGCCTAATGAAGCCAAAGAAAGGAGGACGATTCTATGACCGATAAGGAACTTATTGAGTATCTTCGTAAATGGTTTTACGTTGATTCTGACGGTACGTTACACAGAAAAGACAGGAAAAACAGCGCAGGAAGCTACGATAAAGACGGTTATTTGATTGTGAAAATCAAAGGGAAGCAATACAAAGCACACCGCCTTGTGTACGCACTTCATTATGGGATAATGCCTATTGGAGTAATCGATCATATCAATGGAATCAGGACAGACAACAGGATTGAAAATCTTCGCTGCGTAACCCAAGCTGATAATGTTGCAAATACTGTTCAGTCCAAAAACGCTTTAACTGGCGAGTACGGAATCTACGAAGACCGTTCAACGAAAGGTTTGAAACGCAGATATTCGTTCCACTTTAGCGGCAAAACATACCGATTCAAAACCATAGAAGAAGCTAAGAAATCAAAAGATGCTTTATGGAAGGAGAAATATGGAAACACTTGTGAAGCTTTCCAAAATTCAAGGCGAGCTGAAAGCTCCAAAAAGCCAGCGTAATTCTTTTGGTAAGTACAATTACCGCAGTTGCGAAGACATTCTGGAAGCAGTAAAGCCGCTCCTTGCAAAATATGGGGCGTGCCTTGTACTTGAAGATGAGCCCGTGCAAAGCGGCGAATATCATTACATCAAAGCGACTGCAACAATCTACGATTCGGAGAGCGGAGACAAAATTTCAAACACCGCATACGCTAGAGAACCTAAGCAGCAGTCTGGTATGTCGGATTCCCAACTTACCGGCACCGCAAGCAGCTACGCCAGAAAGTATGCTCTGAACGGTTTGTTCTGCATTGACGATACGAAGGACGCTGACACGGACGAGTACCAGAAGCAAACCACAAGCAAAGCAAACAAGCCTGCGCAGAAGCAAACAGAATCGGAAACCATCCCCCCATGCGCTTGCTGCGGAAAGCAGTTGCAGCCTATTCAGTACAACAACCGCACAGTCACTCCGCTGGAAACTGCAAGAAGCACGAAAAAACGCTTTGGGCGCGTCCTGTGTTGGGACTGTGCTCAGAAACAGCCGAAGGAGGGATAAATAATGCTTAACTCTATTGCAATTCAGGGGCGTCTAGTTCATACACCCGAAGCTAAGGTCACGAAATCCGGCAAGGATGTTTGTACGTTCAGCATTGCTTGCGACCGCCAAAGTGGCGGTCAGAAGGAGACCGACTTCTTCAACTGCACCGCATTTGGTAATACGGCACTGTTCGTTTCCAAGTGGTTTCAGAAGGGCAGCCTGATTCTGGTGACTGGCAGCATCCAGACCCGGAAGTATACCGACAAGCAGGGAAATAACCGCACCGCAACGGAAATCATGGCGAACAAGGTTGACTTCTGCGGTGGCAAGTCTGACAGCAAACCCGCCGATCGGGCGCAGGATGCACCGCAGAACTACTCTCAGGGCAACACGGATGACTTCTCTGTGATTGACGACAGTTCTGATCTCCCTTTTGACTAACGGTTACGCTACCGGGACAAAAGGCGAGAAAGGAATAGATGGAGGAACTTTGGAAAGACATTCCAGAATATGAAGGGCTTTATCAAGCATCGAATCTTGGAAGAATCAGAAGCGCACCGGGCAAAACGACTTTTTCTGCTGGATGCAGAGTTCGGACTTGGCAAGTAAGAATTATCCAGCCTAAAAAAGAGAAAAGATGCCGAAACTCAAAAGGCTACACTGACGAGAGAGTAGAACTTTGGAAAGATAGAACACACAAAACAATGCTTGTTTCACGGCTTGTTGCAATGGCTTGGGTTGATGGTTACAAGCCTGAATTGACTGTAAACCATATTGATGGAAACCCATCAAACAACACACCTGAAAATTTGGAGTGGATAACAAGAAGTGAAAACATAAGAAAAGGATTTCAAGAAGGTCTTTACGATAAATGCAGCAAAGAAGTTGCTCTTATTTCTCCAACGGGGGAAATCCACTATTTTGGAACAAGAAAAGCTGCTTCAAATTTTCTAGGAAAGAATCATGCGTATTTGAACAATCGCCAAAAGCGAAATTACAAGACCGGGATTGATTCAAACGGAAACCATTGGCTCATTAGAGACTGACCACATACCTTATATAAGAGCTGCGCTATCTGGTTGGACGGGCGTTTTGAAAGATGATTACCTGTTGTCTCAACTGTACATCACGTTGCACAGCTTGCCACGACACTTGCGAGAAGTACAAGGCAGAGAAGAAAGACTTCGAGGAGCGCAAGGCGTTCGTGCATGAGCTGAATTATAGCCAAAGCGTGTACCACCGCAACTACGAGGACAAGCACCGGGAGCGTGGCAAGAAACGATTTCTCGGAAGTGAATTTAGAGGTGAACGATAAATGGGAGCGTTTATTGCAAGACAGCCTAATGGTCTGCTGTGCAGGTTTTCTTCGGTAGTTGATTGCATTACCGACTACAACATGACGGAAGATGATTACATCGAAATGTGCGCCGAAAAGGCACGAGAAGAAGCAAGAGATGTTCTTGACCATTATATTGAGCCGTTTGAAATTGTTGACAGGTGTTTCTTTCCAAACAACATGACTACTGAAGAGCACAAACGGATTATGAAGGAAATGGAAAAGCCTGCTGACAAAGCAACTCATATTCCATGAATTTAGAGGTGAACGAGGATGAGCAAAAGAAAGTATAAGCCGGGCTGTTACATCATTTCACTTGATGACTTGATGAAGCAAGAGTTTGTTTACTGCGCCGGAAAACTTGTTCACAAAGGCTGGTTTGGTAGCTGGCAACTGCGATATGCAAATAGCGAACTTGCCCGACTGCGTATCAGAGAAGCCAAAAAAATCGAGGACAACGAATGAACACCGGCAAGCAGTTTGAAGCGGACTTCAAGGCATCCATCCCGTCCGATGCGTGGTGCTACCGACTGAAAGACAGCGCTGCCACCTACTACGGCGGCAACGAGAACCTGTCCTTCTCTATCGACAACATCTGTGACTTTCTTGTGTACCGTTACCCGATGAACCACCTGTTTGAGCTGAAAACCATTGAAACGCCCTCTATCCCTCTGGAAAAGGTGTTCGGCAAGTACGACAAGGCGAAGTGCAAATACCGCAAGGAAAAGCACATCACGGACATGGTGGATGCAATGGGGTACAGCGGTCAGACCGCCCATGTGATAGTCAATTACCGGACAGTCAACCGCACCTTTGCAATCCCTGCCAGCAAGGTTCTGGCGTTCCGTTACAACGAGAGCCGCAAGAGCATCCTTTGGCAGTGGGCAGAGCAAGAGGGGATAGAGGTCAAATCGAAAAGGCTGCGTGTCCATTGGCGGTATGACGTGGATGGGCTACTAAAAAGATTGGAGAAAGAAAATGCAACTGTCTGAAAAACAAGAATTGGTAAGGCTTCTGGGGCTGTACCAAAGCGAACTCCTTATGGAAAACGAAGAAAACCTTAGAAAGAAAATGAGAAACAATGAAAGCCCGAAGAAGGTCGTCACAGACTATTCATACGGCGTGAAAGCTCAATATGAACACGCAAGAATCATTATCAAGAAACTTTCTGTTGAAATCGGAAAAGAACTCAAGGCTAGTTGGGAGTTGTGGTGAAAATGACAATGGTTTGCTATAGATGCGGTGAAGCGTTTCTGCTTTCCAACGATGTAAAATACATGACACCGTTTGATGACGAACTTGACCAATTTGAAAGCAATTCTATTGTAAAGTGCCTTGCTGGAGATGATAAAGGAATTTACTCGATAAGAGATGAAACCGTTGTCCTTTGCTCATCTTGCATGGCAAAGCTGAACGACTGGCTGAAAGGAGGTAACAAATGCCAAAATACGAAGTGACGCTATTGTGCGCTGACTCGGCAGGCTATGAAGATACGGTCTGTTACATAGTAGATGCCAAAAACAGTACGGAAGCTGTTAATCTGGCAATTGCAAAATCCAAGGCGAGAACGGAGGTACTGAAAAATGGATGAAGTGAGGTTGATTAACGCAACGCCTCTTGAAAAAGAAATGCGAGAATATGCCTTGTATATTGGGCGCGAAACCACAAACGAGTGCGAAAGCACCGCTGAATGTTGCGCAGATATGGTGAGCGAGGCACCCACCATCAACCCGGAAACGTTGCGACCGGTGGCGCACTGGGAAGTCGGTGGGGTGAATCCTGTCAATGGCGTAGTCGGAAACTGGAAGTGCAGTTTGTGCAACAAAACGTCACTGAAAGATTCTCCTTTCTGCCCGAACTGTGGCGCAAAGATGGAGGAATGATTGAAATGAAAAACAAAATAAATCACCGTTTTATCCGATTTACAATCGCAACCGTAGCACTACTGCTCACGCTGCTCTTTACATCCTGCCATCCGACCGCCGCTAAAGCCTCTGCTAAAGCGGAAGAAGCTAGCAAACCGTGTTATCACGTCTCTGTTTACTCTCCTGCAATTGGAAACGCAGGATATACGTCATTGCGCGTCCCGAAGTACACCATTACGGTGGAAAGCTTTAACGAGCTGATTCCGATCTCTAGTGCAAGAGATTACAAACTACTCCAAATACCTCTGGGAGACGGTCGATTTGAGCTTGTATCCACTTCAATGGTTGAAATCGAATACTACTGAAAATGGTTGGGCAGTTCAAGAACGAGAACATGACCCCTGACGAGTTCGCAGATTACATCACCGCAAAGTCAGAACAGGTCGAAAAAGAGCTGAGAGAAAGGTGGAACTAATGGCAATGTTTTCGGTAGAGGACATTTCAGAGATTACTTCAAGAAATCCGAAGTTTTGTCGCATTAAAAGAGCCACGTTCACTTGCGACTTCTGCACCACTAGCGTCGATGTGTGCGATGAACGTATTGCAACTGCTCTAGCGGATAGCAGAAAAACTCCTAATTGCCCGATTTGCGGAAAGAAAACTATATGCAGTCTATATGAGTTTCAATCGCACGAAAATCCAAACATCATAGAGGATGTTAGATGGAGGTAACAATGTTTGAATTTGTAACCCGCTGGCTGGTCTGCTTAGTCCTGCTGGCGGTAGTAGTTCAGTCTGAACGGACAATCAAGAACATGGCGAACAGCCTGTTTGAGGAACGGCAGGCAATGCTCGTCTGGCTGTTCGTTAACGTGTGTCTGACCGTTTGTACGGCTGTTGTGATGGGGTGGAAATGATGATTCAGGATATCAACATGGTAGGGCGTGAAAGGCTGGCTTTTCTGTATGGTCTTTATAGCGGCTGTGCGAAATCAGAAACTGATCTCAATATCAAAGGCATTTATCAGAAAATTGCTTCCGAGTTAGCTTGGTGTTTGGGATTCAACGAGAACGGCGGCAAATGTTATGAGATGAACGGGGAATAACTAATGGACAACGAACTTTACTGCCCAATGAAGATGACCAGCAATCCGCTTGGTCGGTGCGTATGCGAGAAAGAAAAGTGCGCTTGGTGGCGACAGTTGGACAACTGCTGCTCCGTCTGGTGGATTGCGACCGAGCTGGATAAAATCGAAACGAAAATGAAGAGGTGAGAGTGTGAAAAAGCGGATTTACCTTGTTCTCGAAACCGAAGCGGACGAGGATGACAAGAGCATCCGCAGCGATATTGAGCAAGAACTTGGAATGGCCACGCATTATTTCAAAACCTGCTCTTATAGCGAAATCGGGTTCGATGGCTTGTGGAGAAGCACATTCGAGCAGCCGCCTAAGAAAGAAGATGCAGATGAAAACGGCTATGTGATGGCGATTGCTGGGGCAATCACAAAGTCCGATTGCGTAGGTTATCCATATAAGTGGTTGTGGAATGTCGTTGCAAAGCATCCATGCGCATACCCTGTTTGGAAGCCTATCAAGGAGGTCTGATACATGGCAACACCTCCAAAGCGTGGTCGTGGCAGACCGCCGCTGACCGAAGCTGAAAAGAAAAAGCGTGAGAAGCGAGCGCAAAAGGCAAAAGAGCAAGCCGCCGAAAAGCGTGAAAAAGAGCGTGAGAAGAAGAAACAACAGATGCTTAACAAGCGGAAATCTATCCGCTCACAGGTGAGTAAAAAGGTGAAAGAACAACAGGAGTTAGCGATCACGAGGTCTAAGATGCTGAATACAGGCGATTTGCAGTCGAGAATCGGTAATGAAGAGGACAAGAAAGTTGTCGGAATGATTGCGGCCAAGTATTTTGGCGACCTTCCGAGCGTGGACATGAACAACCCGATCGAAGTGCAGCAACGCCTTGATTTCTTCTTTGACGCTTGCATCGAAGCCAGAATCTCCCCTGTGGTGGAATGGATTGCATTGGTTCTTGGAATCGAATGGCCTAGCCTGAGACAGATTATGACAGGCAAGCGCCGTGACGACAGTTTGCAGCAGAAATACATCTTGAAGCTGATTCTACAAATGCAGTCCATGTGGGCGTACAACGGTATGTACGGTCAGGAGAACCCGGCAGAGTGGATTTTTCGAGCCAAGAACTACTTTGGTATGCGTGACAACGTGGAAGTCACCGTTGCACCGCCAGAGCAGCCGTTGGGCGATGCCCAGAGCGCAGAGCAGTTGGCACAAAAGTACCAGACGGCTTTGCCGAAGGAGATTGACGTGGAGTACAGAGAGGTGGACGACTAATGCAGACTGACAGAGGAATCTACCACAAGCGAGTATGCAACCGCTGCGGAGCGGTTCTTGGCGGCAGGATGATGGACCCTGACGAATATTTCAAAGACTGGGGATGGCGCAGGGACACAGGCGACCTGTGCCCGGAGTGCTATGAGGAGTATAAGCGAGTGATCGGGCGATTCAATGCCGCCAGAATGAGAAAGAGAGGGGAGAAAGGATGAGTTTCTATTGCACCGCTGAACATTGCACTTGCATGGGCATCAAACAGTTTTCTGCTGGTAAGGCTATCCGATGCACGGCAGAATCCTGTAAGAACAAATCTGAGCCGTCCTGTGGCTCTTGCGAATGGTACGCAGAGCCGGAGGGTGTGTGCGTCAACGACCAGTCAGAACACGTTGCAGACTTCGTGTTGGATAAACGTGGCTGCAAGGAATGGGAGAAGAAAGATGAGCGAAAGTAATGTAATCAGGCTGGGCAATGGCATTCTACTGGACAGCAAAGGGAAACTTTTATGCCAAACTGTGGACAAGTCCTGCTCAAACTGTAAATGGCACGACAGATTCTCGTGGGTCTGTTACAACGGTCTGTCTGAGTGCCGGGCTGATTTTACAGACCCGGACGATGTGTGCAAGGAATGGGAGATGAGAAAATGAGCTACGATATTTATCTATGCGACCATGTAACGCACAAACCGCTCAAAGCAGATAGTACGCATTTTATCTCAGGCGGTATGAGAGCCATCGGCGGAACAAGGGAACTGTGGCTTAACGTCACATGGAACTATGCGGACTTTTACTACCGTAAAGATGTGTTTGGAAAAAACGGCATCCGCTCCATCTACGGCAAAACAGGCGCAGAGAGCATCCCGATGCTAGAAAAGGCGATTGCCGCACTAGGTGATGATGTAGACGATAGTGACTACTGGCACGCCACAGAAGGCAATGCAAAGCGTGCGCTGTACGGACTGCTGGCGTTTGCAAAGATGCGACCTGACGGCGTGTGGGATGGAGATTGAAGGGAGAAGAATGGATGTTTGATATAGCATTAAATGCGGCGATAATTATTATTTGTGGTATAGCTGTAATTCTTTTAATCGTTCACGATGTACCCGCAAAGCAAACGTCTATTTGTGACCGATGTAAGAACCTGTATTATAAGCGTTCCCCGAGAGAAAAAGAATATTACAGATATGTTTGCAAAGTGCCGTTCAAAAAGCCTTTCAACATTCCTCCCGAATATTGCGCAAATTTTGAAGAAAGGGATAATAATGGCTAACACACTTTGGCATCCGGCAAACGAAAAGCCACAAGAGCGGACGCATCCTTTGTTGCTTGCGACTAAGACAACGTGGCGTGATAAAGATGGAAAAATGTTGCAAGGAGTCTCGCCAACAGCGTACTTTCTTGGCTGTTACGCAGACGGTCAGTTCTGGGACGAGATAGGCGAGAGACTGCCGGAAGGTGTGACGGTAACGCATTGGATGGCGTTTCCGATGGTATAGGAGGGCTTATGGAAAACAATATCGTTATTACGCAAGATATGATTGACTCGTTTACGGCTGCCATGCGAGAAGTGTACAGAGTATACGGAAATGATGAAGAGCGTGTGCATGGCGTGATGGATGGCATTATGTGCGAAACCTTAGATAGGCTTGGCTTTACAGAAGGCGTGGAAATCTTTAACGAAGCACCGAAATGGTATGCGTAAGGAGGTCTAAATATGGATGGATTTGAAGCATTAACAGAAGCGATGAGCCGATGTGCTGCATCACTCGAAAATTGAATATTGGGCGTACATGCCAGAACCGCCTGTGGAAGAATAAATATGACAAGAAGAACATTTATTAAAAAGCTTATAGGACTTGGCTACTCCCATAAAAGAGCAAGGAGTATTTGTTATTGGCATATCAAAAATAGGAGAGCCATTGAATCTAACAAAACGCAATATATGCTTAAAAAATGGAAATCTCAAGGATATGACGAACCTATTGATTTGAAATCTTATAAAGAGTTTTATGAATCAATAAAAAAGTATGGAACCGTAGTAAAATAATGTAGGCGATGAACATGAATAATTATGTATGGCACTCTACAAAAGACTGTATGCCCCCTTCATACGCTTCTAAACTAATTCTTATGGTGAGCAATATTTGCCCAAGAAAAAATGAATATGGGCGATACATGATATTTGGATATTACACTCCAACGTATGGAATAAATACATGGGCAGATGAATGGTACGATAAATTAGACCCAAACAATTACATTGTGACACATTGGATGTTTGCACCAGATATGCCGGAGGAACAAATATGACGAACAAGAAGTTTGGCATTATCATTATGGACTTGAGCCTTTTTGACTTCGGGCCGAAGCCGCCTTGCGGGTACATCAAGGCAAAACATATTCGCCCAGCGTACGGCAAAGGCGAAAGGCTTGTAAAGGTGCATAAGCGAATCACGAGAACGAGAGAGGGATTTAAAAAGTGAAAAAGCTTAAATTTCCTGAGGATTTCTTTGCATTCGACAACCCGGACTGCCCCGACAAAGACATTGAAAAAGCCGTGAACAGAATGAAAAACTGGATGAAGGACGAGACTTACAAGAGCAACCCTTGGTTCTTTACGGCTGCTGGTGGCTATCTTGTAGTCGGTCTGATTGCTGAGGATGGGCAGAAAACAATCTACGTTGCACGGCAGTATTATGAGATAGTCAATATTCCGGGCGAAGGATGGCTGCGTGAATCTGACGCTGAGTGCCTGTTTTAATGGGGGATAGGTATGGACAAAAAACGAGACAGCTTTACATTCCAACGATACTACTTTGAAGCCATCTCCACACTCAAAAGTAAAGAGAAGTTGGAACTCTACGATGCAATCTGTGCATACGTTTTTGAAGAAAAAGACGCAACTTTGAACTCAAAAAAGGCAGAATCTTGTTTCATTTTGATTAAGCATCTGCTCGATGAAGAATGGAAAAGAAGCGATATTGCGTCAAAAGGATGGTCTACACGAAAGTCAGTTCATCCTCATATCATAAATGAGATGAAGGTCAGCTCATCTATGAGTTCACAGTCAGATGACAATGAACCCATTGTATCAACTGACAGTCAGACGAACGTCAAGACCTTGCCGGAGAGCGCAGTCAAGAAGAAACCTGACATCTTCTCCAACTTTGCTCATGGCGATAAAGCCCTATTGGAATCCCTGCGAGAGTTCGCACAGATGCGTACAAGAATCAAGAAGCCTATGACAGACCGGGCAAAACAGATGCTCTGCAACAAGTTGGAAAAGTTTGATCGGCATGACTGGAAAGCCATTCTTGACCAGAGCATCTATGCAGGATGGCAGGACATTTACGCATTGAAACAGGATGACCAGTACGAGCAAAGTACGGAGATGGAGTTTCCTAGACTATGACAATGGACGTTCAAACGGTATTTATCGGCGGTCTAACGCTGTGCAAAAGAGATGTTGCAACCGAAGTCATGGTTGAAGTTGATGATTCTGACTTTGAAACAAAAGAGCTGCAAGAGGCTTTCAATGCGATTAAAGGCTATTGGGAGCTTCGTGGATATGTAGACGTTGTAGACCTCAGAGAAACGCACAAGAACGTTGCGGATTTGATTGTGGAATGCAGCAAAGCGTGTGAAGCTGAGTGCGTTGTACTTAGCCGTGAACGCATGGGAGAATGGGCTAAGCGGATAAAGGAAAATGCTGCATTAAGGCGCTTCCAGTCGCTTGCAGTTGAATCCGCTAGCGCATTGACGACCTATGAGGATTTGTCTGAAATCTACCAGCAGATGGGCGAGGCAATGAGCCTGAAAGCTGAGGAAGAAGATGCGTGGACATACGAGGATGTGCTGAACGACTATGTGCTTCACATGGACGAGAAGCCTGTGTACATCAAGACAGGCCTAGAACGTCTGGATGAAGCACTGCACATCTCACCGGGTGATTTCATCATCATCGGCGGCAGACCTTCTGCGGGCAAGACAGCCCTGTCTCTGCAAATAGCAGCAAGCATGGCAAAGCAGGACTATACCGTGTACTATTTCAGCTTAGAAACCAGCAAACGCAAGCTGGGCGCACGTCTGATGGCCAATCAAATATACTGCCCTCTGGACACGGTGAAAAATAAGGCGGTCAGCTTGAATGAGATTGACGGACAGGCAAAGAACATGAAGATGCCCTTGTATATCCGCTCCGCTGCCGGAAAGAACGTGGCGTGGATGAAGGCTCAGGCTCTTCGTAAAAAGGCTCAGGTCATTTTCGTAGACTATCTTCAACTCATCCACGAAACAGGCGCAAAGGACAGATATGCCGCCATTACAGCCATATCCATTGCCCTGCACGAGTTGGCGCAGACCACAGGCATTGTCGTGGTGGCACTGGCACAGCTTAATCGAAACCCATCCAAGCCCGGAGCAACGCCTACTAACTCCGACTTGCGAGAGAGCGGACAGATTGAACAGGACGCAGATGCAATCATCCTTCTGTCCGGCGATAACCCCGACAAGTACCTGTTCCGACTAAGCAAGAACAAGGAAGGCGAGATAGGCGACCTTCCCATCACGTTTAACAAGCAGATTCAACGGTTTCAAGAGTATACTTGGATGGACTGAAAGGAGAACGACTATGAAATATCGAAAGAAGCCAGTTGTTATCGAAGCATTCAAACTAAATGCACGAGGCCTTGTTGGAGAAGATTGGTTCTGGGATGCAGTAAGTAACAATGATATTATTACGCATGACTTCGGAAAGTTTCACGATGACCCTGCGTGGTGTGAGATTAAAACACTTGAAGGCACTATGATTGCAAGGGCTGGCGATTATATCATTCGTGGCGTAAATGGCGAAATCTACCCGTGTAAACCTGACATTTTCGAGAAAACATACGAAGCGATTGAGTGATAGCAGCCTAGCATCGCTTCTGCGCTCGTATCGTAACAGTAGAATAGGCAAGAAAAACAGATAACAGAGTCTAGGCGATAAAGTTACCGTCTGAACCACATAAATATTTTTCGTCAATTAACAAACGGAGGAAAACGATTATGAACATCACTCGACTGGAACAAGAGACCATCGTCAACTTCAACGCAGCGGAAGATACTGCATCGGTTTATACCGCTGACCCGGTGTATATGCGCAAGCTCGACAAGCTGTGCGAGCGGGAGCCTGCGTCGTACAAGCTGGTCAAGCAGGACAAGGACGGCAAGTGGTATGAGATGCCCAAGCGACTGGTTCGGTTTGCAACCACAAGAATTATGACGGACGAACAGAAAGAAGCGGCTGCGGAGCGTATGCGCAAGATGCAAGCAGACAGCAGAATTCAAATCTCCGCTATAATCACCAATTAACAAACGGAATGAAAAGCATGGAATGGTGTCAGGTGGTAAAACTACCCTCTGCGACTATTCCGTGCTTTTTTCTCTTGTTATTTATCAGGGGAAAACTGCAAGGTCTGAATTTGAGAAAGAATCGTCTAATCGCAGGGCTGATTGAGACGAAAGCAAAATGTGTGAGACGAAAAAACGCTTCGACAATCACTTTCGGAAATGGCTTTCAAATTTTTGTCCCCTTTCCCCCTTGTTTCCTCTTCCCCCCTTTTATCCCCCTCTTTCCCCTACAACCCCTATTACCCCCTATAATCCCCCTAACATCTTCCGTGCTCCCCCTTTCCCTCCCCGTGTGTTTAGCGCGTCCGCGGGCGTTATATGCGCCAGCGCGCGCGTTGACGGAGCCGGGTGTGCCATGATAGTTCAAAAGTGAATAAATAACAGTTATGCGAAATTGCAAAGCCAGCAGAGAAAACCGTAGGAGAGAGCTGGCGTGAGGTTCGGACTGGTGGATGGTCTGCGACTATTGCACATGGAGAATTGACTTCATTTTGCAGTCGGTTGGATATGTACAAATGTTGCATTGACTATTCATAGTAGAATGCTATGGATTGAACGTAATACCATAGTGCGTTGCTAGGAATTAAATCGAGTACGAACAGACCGAATTTGATGATACGACTATTTCAGCGGAATAATAGTTAAAAAGACTGAGCAATTGTCTGCGACTATTATAATAGGTACGATTGTTAAAGATTTTGAGGTAATGTGATTGGGATTAAAATTGACATGTGTCAAGACATATATTGATTTTGGGGATGGTCTGACGGCTTAGCGACTATTGCACATCCCTTTCTCTAAAAGGCGAACGACTATTTTACACAAAAAATACACGACTATTTAACGAAAGCTCGCAAGAAAACGTTACGACTATTGCTCTACGACTATCAGCGATTAACTCGTTACTACACTATATATAGGACTTTCAAACGCTGGTTGCCTGACGACTTTACGACTATTCTACGACTATTGGCTACGACTATTTCAGCCGGGACGCTGCAACTATTGCTGACCTCTATTAGCTATCGGGCGAAAGCCCGAAAAAAGATGCGGCGTAAGCCGCCAATGGTTCCGCGCCGCCGGGTGGAGGGTGCGCCCCTGACCCGGTGTCAGACCTTCAGCCGCCGGGTTAACTCCTGCACCGGATGCAAGCCGGATGCGCTGACCCGCTGCCGCTGTCATGGTCTGTTCTATGCTGCACTGTCTGGCATGGATTCATAACAGAGCGCACTCTTATATACCTTATTATAATAGGCGGCTGCGCTGGCCTGTACAGCGTCCGGCGCGGCGGTGGTATCCGGTATCGGTGGGGATGCTGCGCTTGATGGTATGCCCTCCGGCGTGGCGCAGTCGGTGCATAGGCAGCTTGTGTATCTGCTGTATTGTGTGCGCTGGAATAGGTCAAATCAGCGGAAACGCCACTGTAAAGCCCTGTAAGCGGTTTTGGCGTTTTGGCTGTATAAATTGCATGGACAACAGAAAAGCCACTGCAAACGCTTGTGCGTGGCTGATACGTTGCAGGGCAAAAAGAAAAGCCCGGCCATTTCTGACCGGGTGAGATGCTTTTTATTTGGACGCTTTAAACAGCGCCGAAAAAAACCAAAAAAAGAACAGAAGTGCGGACAGTATCACAGCTTGCACCCCCTTATACCACGCTAAAACGTTTGTATGTGGTGCGCTTGCTACACTCGGCATATATATCAGGGTGCGCTGCCTGCAAAAGCTTGCTGTCGAGCCGGACGCTTTGAACGTCCTTATACATCACTTTGCAAGCGCCTGCGACAACCTCCGGCGCTCCCTGCATCATGGCAATAATTTCATCCCGCAGGCTGTCCCGCATCTGCTCCGCTTGTTCTGCCAGCCGCTTATACTCTCGATACTCGTTGCACTTTTGCTCTAAGTCTGTCATTTTTTAGCCCTCCAAAATTCCTTTGTTCTCGAATAATACGTTAAGGTTGCGCCGTTCGTATTCTCTCCAATTTTCACCGATTGCAAGCGCTGAGTTTTGCGCCCAAAATGGGACGCCCGCCCGGTCAAGCTGCCCAAACAAAAAATGAATTGTTTTGTCTGCCTTGTCTAAAAAACCGATGTCACCCGGGTCTTTTTCCCTGCAATAGGAAATTTCAGCCATCCAATATGCAAGGGATTCTAATAGGCCGTATGCCTTTTTATTTGCCGTGTATGTCATTTTTAGCCCTCCTTAGCTGTTTAAAATAGCAATCATAACCAACGCCCCGGAAATCATGCCGCCAACGTACCAGATTGCAGCCCACTGGGAAAAGTCAAGAGTGATCATTGCTTGTACCTCCTATTACATGACCTGAAACAGCGCAGATGTGCGGGCGGTGACGGCGTACAGTTTGCCGGACGTGTTGCCCTTTACTAGAACGCCGGTGCAGCCGTAAATGCCGGTGCTGTATGCGATGCACTCAAACCCGCATTCATCAACGCGGATTGCGTCAATCTCCGAAAAGCTCTTTTTGGTCAAGTCGGTTGCGGCGTTGGTGGTAACATAGCGGCGAATATCTTTTAATGTGGTTTTCATGGTTTTTGTCCTCCTGTTTTGGTGTTTCGTGATGTGGTTTATCAGATATGTCTTATCTTGATTCTATTATATCAGATATATCTTATATGTCAATACCTTTTGAACAAAAATATAAGATTTTTCTGATTTGTTTTTCTGGCACAAAATGGTAAGATTGCGTTGTCCATATCTGCACAGTTTCGGACACACTCCACGCCCTCCAGCGTCCCGCCGCCGTTACGATCTGCCCGCGTGGGCGGTCTGGTATTGAGCGCAGACCGGTGCAGCGTGTCCAGCGTTTGGGCGGCGGTATGCCCTGGTACTTGTCTGCCCTGGTTCTGGCACGGCCTGCCCTGCTGCCTGTGATGTGCAGGCCGTCCGGGTGCGCTGGGGCGCTGGGGTCTCCACCGGCGGGGTATATAGCCGCCACCCAGCCCCGCCCGGTGAGTAGCGCGAAAAATCTCCAAAATAAAAAAGGCATTTTTACTTCCTGCCCACCCCCTCTTTTCTGCACAAAACACCCCCACCCACTATTGTCAATCTCAAAAATTCCGCGCAAAAACAAAAAGCCCCCTACAAAGGGTCTGTGTTCTGTGCTATACTTGCCTTACAAGCCTTGAAAGGGAGGAATCTGTAAAAATGAGCAAAAATAGAAATCCGGGATGGATAGTGATTGGCTTGATTATGCTAATTGCCGGTTGCTATGAAATCTACACCTCGTTTAAGCCAAAAGAGACAAAACCGTCGTCGTCTGTGGTAGCGTCTGTTGCGGCAATTGAATATCGGCAATGCACCGTAACGGATATGATATCAAAGTTGAAAAGCAATGCGTTAAACGCTTCTGATGAGTACAAAGACCAGTATGTTGAAATCAGTGGAGAAGTTGGCATTATCGACAGTGACGGAAAGTATATCACGGTACTGGGTGATTCTAGCGCCCTTTTTGGCATTCAGTGCTTTGTAGAAGATGATAGCCAAACAGAAGCCATAAAAACATTGTCTGTTGGTGATGAAGTCTCGGTTAAAGGCAAAATTACTGACGTAGAGCAGTTTTCCGGGTATATGATGGATATGACTGAAAATCCAGAAAAAGTGGAATGAGTGTCTTTATTGTGCTATAATCAGCTAAAGGCTATACGCCAAAGAAAGGAAGAATCAAAAATGAGAAAGAGAATCATTGCGGCGGCTCTAGCAGCGGCTATGATGCTTGCTATGCCTATCAGTGCAATTGCGGCAAAAAAGCCTGATGAATGGTCTGGCCTTATTGAACTTGAACAGACCAATGCAACGCAGTATGAACCGTTGGGCATTAAGAATCATGGGTCTTATGCGTGGCGTGATGGTAGTACGATTTATATTTCTTATGCTCTTGAAATCGAGAATACCAACAAAAATCTTGCAGTCTGGTTTCCACATATTGAAATTGCAGTCGTTGCAGAAGATGGCTCCGTAATTAAAACAGACGATGAATATTTGGATTGGGTTGCAGAAAATGATTCTTATTGGTATGCTGGATACTTTACATACGAGTATGACGGTACTATCCCTGCCGGTATCGAAATGGCTGTTTCGGCTCAGGACTATAACTATCAGCCGAGTGCAGGAAAAGAAGTTTTAAGAGCAGGTGAATTGGCTGTTACCAATACTTCAAAGCGTGGTAGTGGCTATGAGACAAGATTCACCGGAAAAGTGACTAACAACAGCGCATACAAGACAAATGCAAAGGTCGTTGTTCTGTATAAGATGAAAGATGAGAGCGGAGAAGAAGTTCCCGTGTGCGGAGATATTGATTATGTCTTGGATATCCAACCGGGAGAGACGAAGAACTTTGAAATTCACCCATATTCTGGGCTTTCCAATTATTCTTCGTGGGAAATCGTAGCAATTCAAATGTAACACAAAAAGCCAGCGGCTAGATGTTCTCTAACCACTGGCTTTTCTTATTGACTGTTATACGCTTCTACGGATACTTGCATAAAGCAGACGGAACGTCTCACGGCCTTTCGGCGTTACTCTGGTCTGTACGCCACCGTGCTTGTTTTTCTGGTTGCAGTATTCCTTGACCGCAAACAGGCCGTCGCCCTTGCCCGCTTTTGGCAGGATGCCCTTGCTCTTGTCACGGTAGATGTACCCGTCAGAAATAAGCATCTTGATGAACAGGCGTTCAGGAATACGCAGTTCCTTTGCGGTAGAGCGGAAGTTTGTAGACACGTTCCATGCCACAAGGTCGTCAAAGTAGTCTGCTTTAGGCTGCATCTCCTCGTTCTTCTCACAGAGCTGCTTGTTCTGCATCTGTAATGCTGCGCTCTTTTCCTTTTCGGCCTTCATGTTCTGAATCAGACCGATCACGAAGTCTGGGTTGGCAATAGCCGTCTCCAACAGGTTGTCGGTCATGTACATTCCATGCTTGCGGATGGACGGCAAAACCTCGTGAGTGACCCAGTGCTTGAACCGCTGTGCGCTTTCTAGCTTGCTGCTGAAAATCAGACTGTACAGGCCGGATTCGTTGATGATGGTCGGATGCTGTTCTCTGCCCATGGGGTCGCAAAACGCTACCCCATCTCCCTGACGCTTATCTTGCTCGTCAACGTGTTTTGCAAGAGCGTCTTTCGTGTTGACGTACCCAAGTGCTGCGGCAATGTCCTTGCCAACAAACCAAGGGTCATCGTCAATAAGCATGACACGGATTTTGCCAAATTCGGCGTTGTTGAAGATTTTGATGTTCTCAGACAAAGAAAGTTGCATTAAAAAGCTCCTTTTCACTTGTGAGAGAAGCAATTTTCTGCTATAATAACGGCGAGAGAATGCTTCTCTCAGGGTTTACATGATACGTTCGCTTCTGTCGCCAAACTTCAGCGGACGTATCATTTTTCGTTTTCATCGGGCATCGGGTACTTTTCAAGGTAGGCATCGCGGACGGCCTGTGACAGTGACACGTGGCACTTCTTGCAGTGCTCCACCAGCAATTCATACTGACGATCAGTGAAGCCAACGGCTACCTGATGGCGGTATGCTTCGATGTAGGGACTTCTTGCCATATTTTCATCTCCTTTCTTTGAGGTGCATTAAGTGTAATTGCAAAATGTAGTAAAGTCAAGCGGAAATAGACCAACGAAACACAACGTTTAGTGTTCGTTCATCTTGACAAACTGCTTTCTACGTTTTGCACAAAACTCAGCCCTTATTTTTGGACGCTCCTGCTTCGTACCCTGCCCGGTAATTCAGTTCGGACAGCTTGCCCAGAGCTTCTGCGTACTCCCTGTCCTCGCTGGTCGGCTCTTTGCCGTTGGCGAGGGTTTTCAGAAATTCTTCGGTTGTCGTGGGAAAGTTCATATTTTTTGCTCCTAACTATTGCGGAAAGCAGCCCTTTTTGGTATAATAGATTCCGAAAAGGGAGACTGCCCCCTTGGTGGTTGCAGGTTCTCGTTTCGTGATGTGGATAAGCTATCAGCGTAACTTTGGACGGTGGCGCTGGTAGCTTATTTTTTTATGCCTTGATGCTCTCAACGTAGGATGCTACCCACTCAATACCCATGCGGATAACATCGACCTTTGAGATGCCCAATGCTTTTGCGCTGCTCTCCATGCTCGCGATCTGGCTCTCTGTGAGCCGGGTGCTTATCATGTGCAGCTTATCACGTTCCGAGGTTTCTGCTCGTCTTGCCAAGCCTATCACCTCGCTTTCGCTGGAACAAGTATAAAGCGTGAAAATATGCTTGTCAAGACCCAAAGTTTTACGAAAATGAAGTTTGGCAGAATTACTCCTTATTATAGAAAATTTTCTACCTGATTGTGATTAACTAAGTAAACACCTTTATACTACTCTAGTATGTATAAATACATACTAGAGTATATTTATATATAATATAAAGGGCACTAGATGGAAAAACTTGGAAATATCAGAAATGTCTTGATTTTATAGGGTTCATCTGATATAATGGCATCAAGAAAGAGAGGGCGCAAAAATGAAAGCAGGAGAAGCAGTAAAAGAAGTTATGAGAAAAGAGGACATAAAGCAAGCGGAGCTTTGTAGTAGGCTTAAAATTAAACAGCCAACTTTAAGCGAACGTCTTTCTCAAAAAAATATTAGCGTTAATAAGCTAAACGAAATGCTGAATATGATGGGCTATAAAATTGTAGTTGTCCCTCGTGATGCACAGTTCAAAAATTGCGAAGGCATAGACATAGAGTAAAGGACGGTGATTCTGAATGATCTACGGTTACGCTCGTGTCAGTTCTGCTGGACAGGCGATTGACGGCAATAGCCTTGAAGCCCAGTCTGAACTTTTGAAAGCCAACGGCGCACAGAAAATCTTTTCGGATGTTTACACCGGCACGAAGCTGCATCGACCGGAACTTGACAAGCTGATGGCTGAAATTCAGCCGGGAGACACGCTGATCGTGGCGAAGCTTGACCGTATTGCTCGTTCCGTGAAAGGTGGCATTGAAATTATTGACAGCTTGCTTTCAAAAGACGTGTCCGTGAACATTTTGAATATGGGTCTGATGAACAATACATCGACCGGAAAACTGATTCGCAACGTTATGCTTGCCTTTGCAGAGTTTGAGCGTGACATGATTGTTGAGCGCACCAGAGAGGGCAAAAAGATTGCCAGTCAACGCCCCTATTACAGGGAAGGTCGCAAGCCCACCGAGTACGACCGCAACCTCTTTGACGTTCTTCACGAACAGGTGGAGAAGCGCATTCTCACGGTCACGGAAGCTGCCAAACAGCTTGGTGTGACCCGCCAGACATGGTATCGGATTGCTGAACAGAACAGGTGAAAGTATGGCTAGAAAACTTTACGCAGTAACGAGTGGTGAATACGAGGATTATCACATAATTACTCTGACCAAGAGCCGTAGACGTGCGGAGAAAATCGCAGAGATGTACGATGCCGATGTTGAAGAATACGAGGATAACGAAGAGTTGACGGTAAAACCACTCACTTATACGGTTTATGCCTATGGCGGCGCAGACTGCTGTGAAGAGCATTTAGATGACGTTGAGAAAAATGTTATCATTGGTCAAGGGCTCGCTTATGTCGATGCGTGGTCTAAGCAAGATGCAGAGCGGAAAGCTGATGCTGTTTTCAAGGAAGTCCGTGAAAAAATGGAAGCTGAACGCAAGGCGATAGAAGAAGCATACAGGAGTACTCCTACATGGCTTGCCAAACGCGAAAATGGAAAAATCTACGTCATCCCAGAAGATAGCAAAACAAACTCAAGCGGAATTCTGTTTGGATGCAGAGCATTCATTAAGGCTCCTACAATAGAAGAAGCTATGAAGATTGCAGCGGCTATGTTTACGGATTATGACGCAACCCGTGCGAAAGCCTTGAAGTGAAATTGTTTGCAACCTAGAATAAAACCGAATGAGAAAGGAGAATACATTGAAAGCGATTAACGGAAAATACGCTTCGGCGAAAGTGTTCACGGACAATATTGAAGATAAGGCATCAGAGCAGATTTTGACGCTTTGCAATCAGAGCTTTGTTGACGGATGCAAGATTCGCATTATGCCAGATGTTCATGCTGGCTCTGGATGCGTCATCGGATTCACGGCAAACTTAGGCAAGAAGGTCATTCCTAATATTGTCGGCGTTGACATTGGCTGCGGAATGCTTGTTGCTGAACTCGGAATTGAACATATCGACCCGGAAAAGTTAGACAAAGTAATCAGAGAACGAGTTCCGGATGGAATGAATGTTCACGAATCGCAGAAAATGTCGGGAGCCTTTCTTAACCAACTTGACTGTAAAGATAGCCTGCATAATGTTGACTGGATTCTTCGTAGCATGGGTACTTTGGGTGGCGGAAACCATTTTATCGAGCTGGACGAAGATGAAGAAAAAAACCAGTACCTTGTTATCCATACTGGAAGCAGGAATCTAGGTAAACAAGTTGCAGAATATCATCAAAACGTAGCAATTTCTAATATCAAAGGAAAGAACAAAAGAAAAGAAGCTACGGAACGCCTGATTGAGGAACTGAAAAAGCAAGGCCGTGAACAGGAAATCTCGCAAAAAATCAAAGAGCTGGATATTCAGTTCCCCGATATTCCGAATGAGCTTTGCTATCTTGAAGGGAAAGAACGTGATTCTTACCTTAACGATATGCGGATTTGTCAGGCGTTTGCGAAAATGAATCGGGCAAGAATTATGCATTCCATTTTAGACGGGGCTGGAATCGATTCTATGCTAACTCATGCGTCTTTCTTTGAAACCGTTCATAACTATATTGATGAATCGGATGATATTATCCGAAAAGGCTCTGTATCCGCTAGAAAGGGAGAGAAGCTAATCATTCCTCTTAATATGCGAGACGGAAGTCTTATTTGCGTTGGAAAGGGCAATCCTGATTGGAACTTTTCCGCTCCTCATGGAGCTGGTAGGCTATATAGCAGAACAGCGGCTAAAAAAGCATTCAGCGTTGAAGAATATCAAAAACAGATGAATGGTATTTATACTACGTCAGCCGATGAATCTACGTTGGACGAATGCCCAATGGCTTACAAGCCAGCACAGGAGATTATCAACGCAATTTCTCCAACCGTTGATATTGTAAAACATATTAAGCCGATTTACAATTTCAAAGCGGGAGAATAAAACCGAATATTCAATTTTTGTGCAGTTGTAGGCACTCTTTACATTTTTAGGTAGGGGGTGCCTATTTTTTTATGCAGCCAAAGCAGTGTATCGCCATCATTGACAGCATCAAATCGTATGCAAAGCAGAATCCGACCGAAGCACAGGTTTATGAGGACTGGTTTCAGGCGGTCGTGAATTTGAGGGACGCTCTGCCGCAAGACAAGCGGTTCGATGCCTACAAATACTCTGGTGAGTTGCGCTCTGTCTGTGCAGCCATGATGGGCAAGATGAAAACAGGCGAGGACGTTGCAAAGGTCTATGATATTATCAGCCGGACGTACCTGTTTGAAGCAAAGGATGTGTTCGATAGCTATTGCATTTACCTTGAATGGAATCGTGCGCCGGAGAAGAAATTCTATCAGCCGAGACGCAGAGTGCTGAAAGTGCTGGCAGACGACCTAGAGGACTTGTTCTATAAGCGGATAGACTTCTTGGGGGTTAGTTTGCCCGCTCGCGTTGGAAAGTCCACGCTGTGCATTTTCTTCATAACATGGCTTATGGGCAACCGCCCGGACGTTGCATCGGTCATGAGCGGACATTCCGACAAGCTGACCAACGGCTTCTACGGCGAAGTGCTGTCCATCATCACGGACCCTGTAACTTACAACTGGGGCAAAATCTTCCCTGACGTTCAGCTTGTGGACAAAAGTGCAAAGGACGAAAGTGTTGATCTGAACCGAAAGAAGCGCTTCCCCACCCTGACCTGCCGCTCCATTGGCGGTACGCTGACTGGCGCTGTTGAAATCGGCGAGGGTGGCGTTCTGTACAGCGATGACTTGATCGAGGATTTGGAAGAAAGCTTAAACGTTGAGCGTCTAAACAACAAGTACGATGCCTACCTGAACCAGTTGAAAGACCGTAAAAAGCAGGGCGCATTGGAACTGATGGTCGGTACGCGCTGGAACGTGCTTGACCCTCTGGGGCGCATCCAGAACCAGTACGCAGACAATCCAAAGTACAGATTTCGGGTGATTCCCGCTGTGGACGAGAACGGACACAGCAATTTCAATTATGACTACGGCGTTGGATTTGACGATGCCTACTATGCTGACATGAAAGCCAGCATTGACGATGCAACATGGTGGGCAAAGTACATGGGCAAGCCTTATGTGCGTGAAGGTTTGCTGTTCCCTGCCGATGAACTGCGGTATTTCAACGGCGTTCTGCCTGATGGTGAGCCCGATCGCAAGCTCATGGTCATGGATATTGCATGGGGCGGCGGTGATTTTACCGCTTGCCCTATCGCCTATGTGTATGGTGATGCCGTGTTCATCCCTGACCTTGTGTTCAATAACGGCGACAAGACAGTGACTAGACCGGAAGTCGTGGGCAAAATTATCCAGCACAAAATCAACGTTGTGCGTGGAGAAGCTAACAATGGCGGTGACGAATACTGTGACGTGGTAGACAGCCAGCTCCGGCAGCAAGGATACCACTGTTCTGTCCGCAGCCAGCGCGCGCCAAGTGGTCAAAGCAAGCTGTCCAGAATCATCCAGTATGCGCCGGACATCAAACGGTTCTATTTCCTTGACGAAAAACACCAGTCGAAAGAGTACAAGGCATTCATGGAGCAAGTGACGATGTTCACGCAGCTTGGTAAAGTTCCGCACGATGATGCACCGGATAGTCTGGCACAGCTTGCCGATGAATTGTATAACGGAATCAGTAAAATTGAGCCTGTCAAGAGGCCATTTTGATTAAAAACACAATATATTGTGTTCGCTGGGTCTATTTATTTGATTTCACCACTTGACAAGGCTTATAATGTACGCAGGAAGTTTTGCAGCTTCCCTTAAAGGAATAGCTTGCACGCGGGGTTTTGTCATTTTACTCGCGTGCGTGTCAACAAGCATATTCCTCCTTTCACCGGTGGAGGTTTTCTCACTCTTTCGCCTTCACCGGGCTTTATATGTTGCGTTTCCAATTGTAAGGGGAATGCCAGCCTGTCTCCCCCACGGCTGGCAAGCAACGGTTCGATTCCGTTACGCAGCACAACCAACTACCTAGCTTTGCATGGACTTGTTCTCCAAAACCTCCACCGCTATTCCCGGCTCTCAATGTGATGTTTAGGCATGACATTGCAAAGAGCAGCGGTTAACCAATCAAGCCGGGGTTTTATGTTGCATTAGCTCAGTATGGCTAGAGCATCCGGCTCATAACCGGACATACATTGGTTCAAATCCATTATGCAGCACCAAAATTGCAGCCGACCCGTTTACATCTGTCCGACAACTGAATGTAAAGGCTGCAATGGCTTTCTTCGGGCGAAGAATAGCACGGCTGGAAGTGCGAATAGTTTCCCAGTAGCTTCTGACAGGTCTGTGCTCAACAGCCTGTTTCCAGAAATCCAACGAAAGGAGCGCCCATGCTAGTTAGAATCTGTTGCCCTTGTATCAGGCAAAACCCAATCTATAAGAACGTCCGCTGCAACCGCTATCTTGGCGAAGTAGACGGACGATACCATTTCAAGTGCGACAGATGCAAGGGCGTTATCGAAGGAGACACAAGGGAAGGATGGGTGAAAATCATCCATCCACCGGAAAAGTAAATAGCTTTTGAAGCGCAGTTTTGGCGCAGTGAGATAGACCTTAACAGGTTTGTCTTGCTGCGCTTTTTATTTTGCCGGAAAGGAGGAACGCATGGCTGAGTATCAGATAGTTGTTGATGACTTTTTGAATAAACCGCTGACCGGACGTAGACCGATTGAAACGCCGGAGACGGAAATCAATCAGACGAACGTGCTGAAAGTGGTTATGGGCAAGTCGGAGCCTATTCATCTGCTGAACAAGAACGAGATCCGCTTTCTGCACAACTACTACTTGGGCAGCCAGCCTGTCCTCCAACGCACGAAGGAATACCACGCTGAAATCACCAATCGCATTGTAGAGAACCATGCCAACGAGTGCGTGGGCTTCTACACAGGCTACATGAGCGGCACTCCTTGCTCTTATGTGCGGTCTGAAACGGCAACTGGTGACGGTGAGGAAATCGCCCGTCTGTCCAATGCTTTGCAGTATGAGGGCAAGGACGCGCTTGATCGGCGGCTCTGGCAGTGGATGTTGGAGTGCGGACAGGGCTACCGCATTGTTCTTCCTGACAAAGGGTACAACGGCAACTACCCGGACGAAACGCCCCTTCTGGTGGACGTTCCCGACCCTGATATGGCGTATGTGATCTACAACTCCGGCATTGGTCACAAGCCCATCGCCAACGTGCTGCACATTCCACGCAATTATCAGAACGACCTTAACGACCTGATTTGCGTGTATACGCCAAACCAGTACTTTGAAATCGACAACGGCAAGGTTACGAAATCGGAGAATCATTCTCTTGGAATGTTGCCGATGGTCGAATACAAACTCAACCCGGAGCGCATGGGTCTGTTTGAACCGGCTATCCCTGTTCTGGATGCCATCAACGACCTTGAAAGCAACCGGCTGGACGGTGTGGCGCAGTTCATCCAGTCCATCATGGTGTTTACGAACTGTCTTGTGGATGAGGATGCGCTTAACAAGGTCAAGGAATTGGGCGCAATGTGCCTGAAGTCCACTTCTGGCCTGTCCGCTTCTGTTTCGCAGATTGCAAACGAGCTCGACCAGCAGCAGAGCCAGACCCTGCTTGATTCCATGTTGAACGTATATCGCAGCCTGACTGCTATGCCTAGTGCCACTGGTAGCGAGAACGCAACGTCCGACAACGTGGGCGCAGTTATCGTCCGCAACGGCTGGAATCACACAGAAGCAAGGGCACAGCAGTACGAGAATATGTTCAAGTTCTCGGAACGCCAAAGCCTGTCTGTGATGCTGAAAATCCTGCGTGACACGGCTGGTTCTAAGCTGATGGCAAGTGACATCAACATCAAACTGCCACGCCGTCAGTACGACAACCAGCAGAGCAAGGTTCAGATTTTTGCACAGATGATTCAGCAGCCGATTGACCCGCAGTTGGCGTTCACTACGCCCGGTCTGTTCCCTGACCCGCAGGCTGCTTATGAAATGAGCAAGCCTTTCCTGATTGCCGCTGGCAAGCTGGGCGAGGATGGGAAAGCACCGAAGCCGCAGAAACAGCCGACTGACCATATTGCCGACACCGGCAAAATGGTTGGCAAACAAGCCGAGATAAAAAACGGAGAAAAAAATGGTGAAACAGGCTCTTCATACTGACGATGAGATTTCCAATGTGATGCTTCTTCTCTCAAAAATGAGAGAAGAGTGTGCCGATGATGGCGAGTATACAAAAGAAAAAAAGCACAAAGCTATCGATTGGGCTCTGTATGGACTTGGCAATATTCCAGTAACCGACTAAAAATCATCCCGAATTTTCGGGCTGATATATTCCGGCAGGGAAGCCGGGATACAAATTTCGCAGCGTTGCAGGGAAGCAACGGTAAAAAAACGCAGGAGGAAATTAACGATATGAAACTCAATGTGTTGCTTGGTGATGCCTACAAAGAGGGCATGACCGCCGATGAAATCATTTCTGCGCTGGAAAAGGTTGCAGACCCCAACGCAGAAGTCGAGAAGCTGCGCAACGCCGTGACGAAAGCCAACGGCGAAGCCGCCGAGTACAAGAAGCAGCTCAAGGCAAAGCGTACCGATGACGAGAACGCTGCACAGGAACAGGCTGACAAGCTGGCAGAGATGCAGAAGCAGATTGAAGCCCTGACCGCCGACAAAGAGAACCTCGTCAAGGAAAAGACCCTTGCATCTTACCGTGAGAAGTTCGTTGCACAGGGTTATGACGCTGAACTTGCTGGCAAAGCTGCATCTGCACTGGCTGACGGCGACATGGACAAGGTGTTTAAGTTCCAGTCGGAGTTTATGACCGCTCATGACACCGCTTACAAGGCTTCTCTGCTGAAGGATATGCCCACACCTCCGGGTGCGGATGGCAAGGGCAGTTCTGACAGTGAGGGAGTGGCGTTTGCTAAGAGCCTTGCAGCAAGAAAGAATGCCGAAAATAAGGCATCGAGTGACGCACTGAACGCTTTCCATTAAGGAGGAAAACATGAAGTATACCACTACTCCGGTATCGGCTCCTGAAAGCACTATTCTGGCTGCTGATACCTACGTTGCCATTCCCTTTACTGTGACCGAAACCGATGTTGTAAAGGCTGGCTATCCCATGGCAAAGACTGGCAAGAAGGCTTCTGCCACTACCGGGGTTTCCGATGCAGCAGTTACCGACGCTATTGGCATTCTGCTGCACACCGTTGACCCGTCCGTCAACCCAAACGGCGCGCTGCTGATTCAGGGCGTTGTTGACCAGAAAAAGGCAAAGGCAAGTTCTGGCTTTTCCTTTACTGCTGATGACGTTGCCGCTCTGCATAAGGCTGTTCCCGCAGTCTTTTTCCGTGACAACATCGGCACTAATGCTTAACGGAGGTAAAACATATGGATTTTCAGAAATATTTCACCTCCGATGCCATTGCTGAGTATTGGACGAACGATGTTACCAACGCGCAAGCATTCGGTTCTGATGCCCTGTTTCCTCCGCGCAAGAAAGCCGGTCTGGAACTGAAGTGGATTCGCGGTCACAAGGGCGTTGGCATCTCCCTGATGCCGAGTGCATTTGACACGAAGGCGACCTTCCGCGAGCGCAAGGGCTTCAAGATGTCTGAGACTGAGATGCCGTTCTTCCGTGAGGGATTCCACATTGACGAGAAAGACCGTCAGATGCTGATGGAAATTCAGAACAGCAACAGCACTTTTGCAGAGGAAATCATCAGCCGAATTTTCGATGATGCCGCAGAGCTGATTACTGGCGCTCGAATCGTTCCTGAACGTATGGCATGGCAGCTACTTTGCCCGGAGAACGGCAAGCCCGGCATTACCATTAAGGCGAACGGCGTGAACTACATCTACGATTACGACCCTGATGGTACTTGGCAGGCAAAGAATTACAAGGCTCTTACCGGCAAGGCAAAGTGGGACGTTACCACTTCTACTCCCCTTACCGATTTTACCACTGCGAAGGATGCAATCGCTGCAAATGTTGGCGAAACCATCACTCGCGCCTACATGAACACCAACACTCTGAATAAGATGATTGCTTCTGACGAGGTGAAAAACCGTTTCATGACGGTTACGGCAAAGTCTATTGCTGTTCTTACCCAGAGCGAAGCGCGTGCTCTGGTTGAGCAGACTACCGACATCAAGATTCATCTGTTCGACAAAATGTATCAGCCTGAAGGCGGTGGTGATTCCGTCAAATATATCCCGGATGGCTATGTTGTTCTGGTTCCTGACGGTAAGGTCGGCGAGATGTGGTATGGCACTACTCCTGAAGAGGCAGACCTCCGTGCGGGCATGACGAACGCTTCTGTTTCTATTGTAAACAACGGCGTTGCGGTCACCACCATCAAGGAACCTCACCCTGTCAACACAAACATTATCGCATCCGAAATTGTCCTGCCGTCCTTCCAGAAGATGGACGCTGTGTACTGCATCAAGGCTTACTAAGGCGAAAGGAGGAAAGCAGTATGGGAGATCAGTATTCCGAAGCGGCAGTCAAGCTGGGGCAGTACATTGCTCCTGCACTTGACCGTGAAATCACGGACGAGGACTACCCACTCTTCGACCTGCTGCTTGATTTCGCCAAAGACAAGATATTTGCACAGGGCTACCCCTTCGGTAACAGACCGGACGAGTTGCCCTTGCAGTATCAGTCGTTGCAGATACGCATTGCAGCGGAACTGTACAACCACATTGGCGCAAACGGACAAACGAGCTATACCAACAATGGTATCACTCGTGTGTGGGAATCGTCCGATGTAGCACAGTCTCTGCTGAACGAAGTAGTTCCGAGAGTAGGTGTTATCGGCTGATGTTCAATGGAAGCCCGCTGGACAAGCGCCCGCTGTGGTATTCAAACCCCATCGGCGAGAAAGAACCTGTTGTAGATGAATGGGGAAACGAAACCGGCGAAACATCGCAGACGTGGAGTGGCCCTGCAAAGCTGATGCTGAACGTCAGTCCTCCTACTGGTTCTGCTGAAGCAAGCCCTTTTGGGGCGTTCACGGATTACAGCTATGTTGTCAGTTCGTCCAGCAAAAAGCGCAACACACCGCTTTATGAGGGTACACACGTCTGGTTTCAGACGGATGTTTCAAAGCCCTTCAACTACATTGTGGTCAAGGTCGCAGAGCATATCACGGACACGTTGTATGCGCTGAAAGAGGTGGCTGCAAGTGAAAATTAAAGTGAGGTTGAGCGATGCCGGACTTCGTGATGCGGAACGTCAAATACAGGAATACAAAACCACCCTGAATCAAAAAGCACAGGAGCTTGCGAGGGCGTTGACTGACAAGGGACTTGATGTTGCGAAAGTTCGTTTTGCTAATGCCGAATATGCTGGTAGCAACGATGTTTCTTGTCATGTTGAGCAAAATGGCAACACCTGCACCATTATTGCCGAAGGAAAAGCAGTTGCCTTTATCGAGTTTGGCACTGGCATACATCACAACGGATATGGCGGCGAACTACCGCCCGGCGTTGGTGCGCATGGCTCCTACGGCAAAGGGCAAGGCGCAAACCGCAGATGGTACTACTACGGAGAATCCGGCAATTCTGGAACGCCTGTCAAACAGGTCGATGGCAAAGGCCAGTTGAATTACACCGATGGTAACGAACCAGCTATGGCTATGTGGGGGGCTGTTGAAGAAATGGCTTCTCAGGTCGAAGCAACGTGGAGGGAGGTTTGGAATAGTTGATTGATTATTTCAATTCCATCTTCACGGCTGTTGCTAAGGAATTGCGAAAGCAAGTACCGGGCATCTTCGTTACCGGTGAAATCAATGACAGCAATGTCAAAAAGTTTCCGTGTGTGCAGATAGAGGAAAACAGCAACCTTCCGGTTCATCGGGATTCTGCCAGCCGAAGCAAGTATGCTGCCGTTTCCCTTCGTGTGCGTATCTATTCCAACAAAACCAGCGGACGCATTGCAGAAGCCCGCTCCATTGTGAGCATCGTGGATTCTGTATTGGAACCGCTCAATTTCTATCGAAAATCGTTTGCCCCGTTGAATGGGCTGTACAACAATTCCGTCTATCGGATTGATTGCAGCTATGGGGCAACAATCGGAGAGGACGGAATGATTTACCGAAACTAAGGAGGTAAACATTCTATGAGTACTGCTATCTCCGGTCTGAATACCACCCTGTATTGTGGCGACAGCGCAACCGCTATGACGAAGCTGTGCGACATCAAGGATGTGCCTGACCTGATCTCCGAGCCGAACCTTCTGGATGCCACCACTCTGTCTGACCCTATGCAGGTCAACATCTTCGGCATCGTCCAGTCTGATACCAAGTCTTTCACCGCAAACTATAACAAGGACGACTATAAGAAAGTAAAGGCTGCTGGCTATGATGAGACTTCTGAGAGCAACGCCGTGAAGTACTATGCCCTGAAAATGCAGGACGGCTCCGGCTTCACTTGGCAGGGTATGCATCAGGTTGGCTTGTCTGGCTTTGGCGTGGACGAGGTTGTGGAAATGACCATCAACTGCATCTTCACCAAGAAACCTGAGTTCAGTGAAACTCTGACTATCACTGGCGTTTAACCGTAAAAAAAAAC